TTAATCCTCCGGCCATGTCCAGGACGGCCAGTAATATCCCTGGCCGAGATCGGCACCCGCCTGCAGTGCCCAGATACGATCGCGTTCAGTCTCAATACCTTCGATGAGTACGCTTCCGGCCAGCTGAAAGCAAAGTGAAACCAGTTTCCTCAGTGCAGGTGTGGCGCGTAAACGCCAGAATGCGTTCTTATCGATTTTGATGCCGTTCAACGGTAATCGACAAAATAAAAACGGCTGAATGATAGTTTCGTCGATATCATCCAGCCAGAAAGTGTGTCCCCGTTCCTGAAGTTGCCGCAGGTTGTTAACGACGCTCTGCTTCTGTGCGACGGAGAGCGTCAGAAAGAGAGGGAGGTCGACAATCTCAATATTCAGCGGCGCGGTTTTCATATTGATGAGCCGCGCAAAAGGCGCAGGTGCTGTCAACACGGTTATCGGCAGATTAATAAAAAGATTATTGCCGTGCGGGGTATTTTTTAATGCGGCCAGCTGCGCTTCAAGCAGCGTCAAAGACGCTTCTGCCGACTGATGGCGGAAGAAGTCCTCGCTATGCCCGGTGTCGGACAAGACGCTCAGGACCTCCACGCCGACCCGGCGCCGGGCGTTGAGGGCGACGATAGGCTCCAGTTTGATGCCGACGATGTCCTGAGAAATAGACTGTAATCGGGGGGGCGTATCGAACGGGTTTTGCGTTGTCACTCCATTGTCCTGTTGTCTGTCAGCCTCCAGGCGGCCGGGATACCTCGCTCTAGTGTGACGAGCTGACGTTCAGGAAAACAGCAGGCGTTACTTAAATGCAACTAAGCCTTTTCGCAGCGCTAAATTTTAAGGTGAAACAGCGAGAAATGTTGAGAAAATAGCCGTATTTACAATCGGCTAGCGGTAATTGCCTCTGAAAGCGGAAAAGGCATTGACTCACCTGCCATTGACCGTATAATTCTTCGCGTTTCACCGCCACGAAGTTCACTCTTCTCAGTGCGCCCTTAGCTCAGTTGGATAGAGCAACGGCCTTCTAAGCCGTAGGTCGTAGGTTCGAATCCTACAGGGCGTGCCATTAAATATCAGTAACTTACGCCAGTTTCAAACCAGCCTGATTTTCTCCTTGTGTCGTATTTGTGTCATGGTTGCCAAAAATGGCATCTATTTTCCGTGCGTGCTCACTTAAATGGGTCGGCGCCAGGTGAGCATAACGACGTACCATTTCGATGGATTCCCAGCCGCCCATTTCCTGAAGAACGGACAACGGCACGCCGGACTGAATTAACCAGCTCGCCCAGGTATGCCGGAGGTCGTGAAAACGGAAGTCCTCTATACCCGCTCTTTCCAGTCCAATGCGCCAGGCGACATTGTCATCCACTCGCATTTTTCGGACAGCCGGAGTGACGGTTTTATCCGGGCGCGTTGATGGCTTCGTGTGAACGAATACCCACCTGGAACTTTTCCCGATCTGATCCCTTAACACCCTGCATGCGGTATCATTCAGAGCCACGCCGATAGCCTTGCCCGCCTTCGCGTTCTCCGGATTTACCCATGCAACCTTTCTCTGCATATCGACCTGCTGCCACTCCAGATCAATTATGTTGGAGCGGCGCAGGCCGGTTGCCAGTGCAAATATCACCACCGGCTTTATCGACTCAGGCATGCAGGCAATTAACCGTTCTGCCTCGTCCTTGGTCAGCCATCGGATGCGTTTGCTGATCGGCTTTTTGGTTTTTATAACCGGGGCTGTTTTAATCCAGCCCCAGTCATTAGCCGCAGCCTTGAACAGAGATCGCATGAACGAAAGGTGCTGGCTCTTTGTGGCCTGGCTTACCGGTTTCTCAACATACGGAGGCGGTTCCTTTCCCCGCCGTATAGCCGCGTCCCGGCGCGACTCCCACACCTGAATATGCTTGCGGTTGACCATCTTCGAAACAGCTTCATGAACCTGATCAGCCGTGATGGTTGAAATATCCCGGCCGGAGAAATGCCGTAGGAAATATTCGATTTTGGTCTTATCGTCATCGAGTGACCGCTTATGCTCCTTCTCGCGGATCCACCTGATGCAACATTCCTCAAACGTCCTCGTCGGCAGTTCCCCGATTTTATCAACCCGCCACGCTTCAGCCTTCAGCTTGTCGTGCAACTCCTGCGCTTGTTTCTTGTCCCCCGTACCAAGAGATCGTCTAATTCTTTTCCCTGACGGCGTAACGAAATGACAGTGCCAGACGCCGCCTCTGAGGGTGATTGACATAAAATTTCTCCTTTATGTTCACCCGCGCTCGCGGAAACAGGATCGCGCGGGTCATGTAAATACGCAATACAGGCGACGTCGGTCGTTCGGTATTTGTTACCGATCTTCTTCCCGGCCAGCTGTCCCGAGTCGATAAGTCGGTAGACAGTTCTCGGTGAGACTTTCAGGAGTTTCGCTGCCTTTTGCGCAGTGAGTGGCTCTGCTGTAACCATCTCTCCTCCTATGACATTGTTTTATAAAACTGCGGGCAGTCGGGTGTGGCAGCGCGTAATTCGTTTTCCGCGTGCACTGAATAATTGCCGTCATCCCATCGCACCCAGGCTTTCGGGTGATCGCCTTCCGGCTCCAGTTGGCTATCCACCACGCCATGTATACCGCCGGTCTTCTTCTGGACTAATGCGCCCACATTAAAAGCAGCCATTGCACACCTTCCGGTTCGTGAAGAAATGAGATGAGAGCGCCCAGCGCCATAAGTGCGGCGATGAGCCAGGTCATGGGATTTGATTGCATGGGGCGCTCCTGCTGTAAAAGTGGTTAGCGGATATCGATGTCAGGGATGATTACGGAAGGTTTGAAGGTGACGCGATAATGGTTCACGCTGGCGTTCGTGCCGCTCAGATCTTCCATGAACCAGGTCACGTTATCTGATAGGCCGAGCATGTGCTTTTTGTAGACGCCCGGCCCGGTCTTGCAGATGACGCCCAGGGTACGATCGGTGCTGGTATTGTCTTTGGAGCAAAGTCCGGTGATCTCCAGCATAAATTCGCCGGTAATGCCGTTATAAAAAACAAAGCGACGCTGAGCTTCGAAATTGTCCGCGGCTTTGCTGACGTTGCGGCTGGCCACATCCGCATCATTCACATCACACGCTGACAGCGCCAGAACAGCCAGGAGCAGTAAACCTTTTTTCATTTTGTCACCTGTAAAAAGAAGCCCGGCGCGGGGCCGGGCAAAAGGGATAACGTGGCAGTGCTTTCTCACCCAATAGCCAGCTCATAACTGGCTATCAGTTGCGTCAGTCTGTGAAATAGCAGAAGCCAGAACTGCGCGTTCGCACAGCAATCCACCCAGGGGCTTGTTTTCCTGTTCTTGCCGCTCTCCCTTGGAAGGCGCTCGATCATTGTTAGGCGCCAACGCTTTTCCCCTTCCGAAAAATTCTCAATCATGTGAATTAACCCTCTGGATTATCCTGAACATTGGCTGACTCCTGATTGCGCTTTAATTCCTTTCGGTATGCAGCAACCTCCTTGGCTTTCCTTTTCTGCCGCGGTGATGGCTTTGCGTGCTCCCAAACAAAAGGCCAATTGCTACCCCATACCAACCAGCGTCTATTGCTGATTCGATATGTGTTATTGATGTGAGCACCAAGCAGCCTACGGGCTTGTCGGTTATTCATGACAGTCCTCTCTGCTTATTCCTCAATTCGATGACGCTCTGGCAATACGCGCACGTCTGGCAGCCAGGCACATTCACCCGGCGCAACTCTGGGATATCCTCTCCGCAATCGCTACAGTGCGTTGCCGATACTGCATCACGGTTAATCCTGTGGGCAGCGATAGCCATATCGATTCGCTGCTGAGCAAGCTCGTTGGCTGCATCAATTATTTCTGCTGACATGTTGCACGCTCCGCCACCTCGGTTCCGATTAAAAATTCGCAGTCTTTTTTATGCTCGTTACAAGACCAGACAACTTCGTCGTCGCCACGGAAAATATTCACTTCCACGGTCGTTTTATACTTCGCCACTGCACCGCATTTGCATTTAGCGGAGGTGTTTTTGCTTTTGGCTGACACGCCACCCACCCTTGGGTACTTGCTCATAATCCTACCGCCTTACCCAGCCTTTCGCTGAGTTGCTGAATGTGGTCACGCAGTTCTGTCAGCGTCTGCGCTTCAGATTCCAGAATTTCCTTGTGCATTAATTCCCGCACCAGATGCTCGAACTTGCTGAAATAACCCAGACGCGAAAGTACTTCCTGCCCGGCTGATTTACCTTCCTTAGCAATCTTCTTCTCATTCAAAATCAGGTCATGCGCCGAGCCGGTGACGACATATTTGTCGCCTAATTCAATGCGTAGTGATTTGGTCACGATTCAACTCCGAAGCGGCGATTAAGCCGCCCTGTGTATACGACGAACTCCAGGGGGCTAACTCCCAGAGCTTCAATTTTCTTGTGATGTTTGTTGATGATGGGAGGCACCGTTTCGTTCTAGTTAGGCTTTGGCTTCTTGCGCATGGCCTGCTGGATTTCCTCGGTGCATCGGCGGCAGGCGGCGCGGATAGCGTTTTCATTTTCTGGCGTCATGCGGCCTCCCGGCGGGCGAGAAGTTTCACCCCGAAAGCCATCAGCTCGTCCCGGTCCATAGTTGCGAAGTGGCAGTGTGTACGCGGGTACGGTCGCCAGATGATGAGCATCGACCCTTTGTTATTTCCCGATACTGGCTTACCGGTGACCGGGTTGATAAATGCCAGCCGCCCGGCGGTGATGAAGCGAACCTCGCTGGCGGTCTGGATAGCCTCCTCAAACCAGCCAACCGAAGTGTCAGCCGGTACCAGCATGACCGTGCCGATCTGATTGGCCCTCTCGGCTGCAGCCTTCTTAACGAACGGCGTAATGTCGCTGTAAGGTGGGTTCAGCCAGACGTAGCCGGGAATGCTCAGGTAATCAGCCCAGGGCGTTTCCAGTGTGTTTTGCTCGGCAGTGATGAACTTCCTGCACAGAGCGTTATGCGGCGCCGCGGCGGCATCCAGCTGGAAACAGAACTCAGCATTAAGTGAAGCGAAGAGGGCCGGTGGAGTGCGCCAGAGGTCGCGCTGGTCGAGCGGTGTTTTACTTCCGCCATAATCACCGTTCAGCTTCTCGGCTGGCAGCGCTGCGGCGATGCGCTCTCCGATCCATCGCATTACCGGTACCGCCATGCTGTTACCGATCGCTTTATAGCGTGGCCCGTCCGGGCATTCGGTAGCATCCTTCCCGCGCCAGCCGATCAGAGTGTGATTATCTGGAAAGCCCTGAAGGCGCTCGCACTCAATCGGTGTTAGGCGGCGCACTGCAATACCATGCATTACCGCCGGTGCAAGGTTGGTTCCGCTGCTGGCGCTGGTTAATGTCGGTGATTGCTCTTCCGCATAACCAATGCCACCCGCTTTCGCACCCTGTCCGGCCTTGAATGCATACGCAATAGCTGGAGGCTGTCCGCTGTTAGCATGGCTTTTATCATGGTTGCCTGCGCGAATCGTTGGTGACAGATCCGACGTAGCATCAGCGCCATTATCTTTGTAGCTAAATGCAATGCAGGCGTTTTCTTGGCCGTTGTTGCGGCCTAGTGTGTGTGCCAGTTCCCGATTGGTATCTGGATCCTGCGTGCAATGCACTGCGAAAGTCTCAGTATCAAAATCTAACCTGATCCCATGCGCGGTGCAGGCGGTCGCTACATCAATATGACCGGCAGTATTGCCACCGCCGAAAGCTACAACTGGAACACCTCTCCCGGTTCCGTCCTCACTGCCATCAAACCCTTCACCCTTTAATGTGTGGCTAACGTCACCATTAGCGCACTGAGCTATCAGGTGTCCTGCTTGTGCCTGATTGTCGTCAGCGCCACACGTTCCAACGCCTCGTGCAGTAAGGGCGGCAACAGCCTTTTGCGTTTCTCGGCGCGGCGCAGAATCCCGGCGCACGCTGTCGAACTCAAAAAGTACTTCTGCGGGATCGAATCCTTTTCGAGCACTTGCGACAACGAACACACGGCGGCGTCGTTGGGCCACTCCGAAAAATTGAGCATCAAGGACACGCCAGGCGATAACCCTTTGTGGTCCAGACACACAACCTGCGTGCGTCCATTTTCCCCCTGATGGCTGCAACTCACTGCTTTCTCCGGCAAGTCCTGCCAGAAAGCACCCGAAGGCATTGTCTTTGCTGCTGAGCACGCCGGGGACGTTTTCCCAGACGATGATTGCTTCTGGCTCACCGCGTTCGCGGCGCTTTGCGTCGATTGCATTGGCTAATTCCACGTAAGAGAGGGTTAACTGGCCGCGGTCATCAGATAGGCCTTCACGTAAGCCGGCGATACTGAATGCCTGGCAAGGCGTGCCACCGACCAGAACATCAGGCGCTTCTACTTCACCAGCGAAGACCGCATCGGCGATTTTGGTCATGTCGCCGAGGTTTGATACTTCCGGCCAGTGATGGGCGAGAACCGCTGAGGGGAAGGGTTCGATTTCAGAGAACCAGGCAGGTTTCCAGCCGAGAGGTTCCCACGCTTTACTGGCAGCTTCGATGCCGCTGCACACGCTTCCGTATTTCATGCCGCCTCCTGACTTTCCCGATATTCCTCAGCTAGCCGCTGCGCCTTTAATGGATTGCTTGCCACTTCACCCCATGGCATTAGCCAGCCGTTACCAATGAAGGGAAGGAACAGTGTGCCAACCCTGATGTCGTCGTGAGCGTGAATCATAGGATGGACTCCATTTCGTCGATGTAGAGGCCCTGAGCAATCAGGCGGCTACGGCGGGCGGCACGCGCTATGCACTCCTGCCGTCTACCTTCCTGCGATTGCTCAATTGCGCGCCGGGTGAACAGCCGTGATTTGCCTTGCGGCGTTACGACCTTCGGCTTCGTGACCAGGTCGAAAGTCCGGTCGCAGATGCCGTCCTCGTTCAGCCATTTTTCCGACTCAACGATCTGCGCTATCTGTCCGGTGCCGCGGGTAATGCCGTTGGCAACCCGGTTAAACTCGATGAGCGTTACGCCTAACTTCTCGGCGATTTCGCTGCCGGTTACCGGGCGGCCGCGCGTCTGAATCATCCAGATAACGCGCTCACGTAGGCCGGAGAATTGCCCGGTTCGCCCGGGCCTGCGGTAGAAGGGTGTGCGTTTCATTTCCACTGCTCCCCGAACGTGAAGCCGATTTCCGCCAGCGCTTCGTCCATCTTCTCGATAAACTCCGGCACCATTTCATTGAAATCGGTCATGTATTGCGGATCCCGCTCAACGACGACGTGGTGAATACCTTCGCGTTTCATGCGCGGGTCGTAGTTGGCAAAGAACCAGGCGTCTTTTCCGGTAACCCACATGCTGTACTGTACCTGGGCCATATACTCGGACTTAATGGCTTCGAAACCTCCGAGGCGGAATTTCATAAAGTCGCGGGAGGTGAACGGGCATTTCAGCTCAAGGCCGAAATTGTTACTGCAAAGGCCGTCAGGGGAGCACGCGGTGCGCATGCTCTCGTCACGGAACAGGATCGGAGACTCCGTGACTTTCACGTCGGTGGTGAACTCGAAGAGAGTGCGGGCGTCTTCCTCATACTGCTTCCCCCAGGCCAGCGCCTTGGCGTTAACCTCTGGCGCTACGCCAGTGCATACCTCGGCGAGCAGGGTGTGGAAGTAGGACATCTTCATGCCCGTCCATTTGGTGCCGGAGCGCGGCTTGGAAATGACGTTGTGAGCGTCAGAGGCAGTAATGACGCCGAGGCGCAGCCGGTGCCACGCCTCATCGCCCTGTTGGATAGTGGTAACGTCAATACCGGTCCGGGCCAGGATAATTTCTGGTGTCATGCTGCCGCCTTAGCTCTTTTCTGAAGAAAGCCAAACCCTTTCTGTGCCTCTTCTTCAGTGAGCTCTGACGCCTCAAGAATTTGCCGTTTGAAGATGTCGCTGCACAGTGGGAGGAAGTCTTTCTCCCAGTCTTTATCCAGGGTCGTTAAGAGATCGGTGATCGCCTGAAGCGTTTCTTCGCTTGCTGCTGGTGGAAGCGCTTCTGTGGTGTTGCGCGGCGTGACGTCACGGATATCAACGTCCAGTGATTTGCCTTCCATTTCTTCGGCGGTAGGCTGCTGTCCGATCTCTGGCCAGGCCTTACGCAACGCCTGGGCTTCTGCGCATTTCGCCAGCTGTCCGTATGGGCGCTTTTTCCACATTGCGTTCGGCGCCGTGGTGTCGCGGCCGCCGGTGGCGTAGTTTTCAATCCAGTATTCTTTGGCACTGAACTCGACGATCTCGCCGCTGGGCATGCGCTTGTAGACGGTGTATTTGCACCATTGAGGGAAAGTTACTTCGACACCAGAAAGCGTCTGAGTCGTGTCTGGCCCGAACTCTGGTTCGCGGGCCCCGGCATAATCGCCGGAGCGGTCTGCCTGAATGCGGTAAAGCCCGATGCCCGGCATGACCACGTCGCGCCATTCGCTTTTACCCGTTCTTGAGTCTTTGACGCTCATCGGCACGAGGTGAACGGGCTTCAGCAACGGATCCAACTGTCGGGCGCGGCAGTAATCGAGCGCCATCATTACCGATTCGTCTTTGGCGCCAGGATAGATACTGTTCTTCAGCGCGCTCCAGGTAGCGACGTCGATACCTTTTTCCGCCAGCGCACTCGCCGTGATTGTTAATTCGTTTGCCATCGTTAATCCCCTCAATAATTAAAACGGGCAGCCGGTACGGTGTTCCCAGTCGTATTCCGCCTGGGCGTAAGCAACTGCCGAAATGAAATCGTTGTAGGCCTTGCCAGCGTCATCGCTGCGCAGTCCTTCATATGGGCTGGAGTCAATCGGGACCGTGAAGTGGAAGAGGCCGGACGGCTCTTTCGGCATCATGTCGATAATTTGCTGCGCCCGGTCGTCGATCCACTTCTCCTTCTCGTCGGTGAGTTGCTGCTCAGCCCAGCGCCGATCTTCGATTCGGTCGTAAGTGAGGTATGCGTTCATGGTTGCCTCAATATTTGATGTGCGCGTGCTGCACTTTGCCGCCAGCGATCGCCAGCACTGCTTTCTGTGCGAATTCTTCTGGGATGCCCTGAGCAATAAGGTCTGCGTAGACACGACGGTTGACGGTGCGGCGGTGCTCTTTGTCCGCGGCGCGACGCGCTTCTTCTTCAGCTTTGCGCTGCTCTTCGGCCAGACGGGCGGCCTCTGCCTCTTCCTGGCGGCGGCGCTCAGCGGCAACGGCCTCTTCTTTTTCGCGTCGTGCACGCTCTTCCGCTTCCTGCTTCTCGCGAGCTGCACGCTGTTCTGCTTCGACGCGCTGGCGTTCAGCCAGCTCAGCGCGAGCTTTTTCTTCGGCTTCACGGCGTGCTGCGGCTTCAATCTCTGCTTTGTGCATCGCTTCGGCATCGCGGCGGGCCCGTTCAGCTGCTTCCCGGCGAATATTCTCCTCGCGCTCCAGGCGAGCTTTTTCTTCTGCCTCCTTACGAAGGCGCTCAAGCTCTGCAGCTTCATGCTCACGCTGCTTTGCGACGATCAGTGCAGCTTCAAGCTGCTGGATGGTGGCGTCTTTAGCCACTCCAGCTTCAGCCGCTACTTCCTGCCAGCTTTCATCAAGTGCAACAGCTTTTGCAGACTCAATGCGCTGCTGGATTTCAACTGACGGCAGGTAGTTACCCACGCTATCAATCACATCAGCCAGGGATCGCAAATCAGCAAGCCGCTGCTGCAATGCGTCCTTTCTTGCCGACTCGGCGTTTTCCCAGTCAGTGAGAGGTTTGCGCACTTCATCCTTCAGCGCGTCCAGCCGCTCACGCACAATGCGGCGGCTTTCGTCGATCTGCTTCGGCAGGGCTTTAAGCTCAGCAACCAGATCCTTACCGGCGTTGTCGATGTAGGTTTTGGAACGGGCAACCTTGTGCGCCATGGATGCGATAGCGTCGCGGCCTTTGCGGGTCGACACATCCGGCACCAGGCTGCGAGCTTCTTTCTCGATCGCCTCAATAATCGGGTCGAGCTGCTCTTTGGTAGTGAATACCGCCATTGCGTTCTGTTTCTCAATGACGACTAAATCCGTTACTTCGCTCATGGTTTCTCCTGAAATTTGGATGTGCAGAACTCGCCCGCGTAATGCCAGGCCGATCGGTTGAATAGGGAGGTTACTTAGAAAGTTTTGAGTTCCAGGACTCTATGGCAGAAATTGGTGAATCGAAGGTAACAGGAGCGATCCATCCGCAGCACTTCAATTGGAACTGATTGAGGATGTATGGCTCTGGACCAATCCTGCACCCGCGATCCCATTCGAACGCTTTAATTGCTGGCTGTCGCTTGCAAAATGGACACTCTGTTGCGTCAGGGAGATTTTCGAAAGAAATGTCCGGCAGCGATCCATCATCTTCAGCCCATTGAAGTTCACCTGGCACAACAACCGAATATCCGTCCCAACGGTCAAATTCAGGAGAAAGAACATCTTCGTAACCAGCGCCACGAAGGCGAAATTTAGCTCGGGCAATAACGACAAGCCCTTTAACTTTTCGGCTGCCCATTCGCCACATATAAACACCGGCGGAATCAGGCTTGCGTTCAGAGTATTTAACCCATTGCATGCTCACCTCCGCGCTGAATTGGAAGACCTGTGCCATCGAGAAGGACGTCAATCACGCAGTCACTGAGGCGGATGATTTCTGCATCGGTGTGCAGGTACACCCATTTGCGCTCCTGAATGACTGCTGAGACGCGATAGGTGCGGCCTTCATGCAATGCCATCATGCCTGGCGTGACGCACTGGCGAATGAGCGGGGTGGTTCCGTAGTGGTGCATCATACCTTCACCTCAACCTGTACCAGGAGGCCAGCCATATGCATCTGCCAGCGGTTCAGCGTCAGCTTTTCACGCGGGTTCGATACCGACGTCAGCTGCCACTCGTTATCGTTGAGCTTTTTGGCGGTGTACTGCTTGCCGTTGTGGGTGACTGTCATCATTGCAGGACAACCTTATGCCCATGCTGGACAAGCTCACCCGCTTCCATGCCCACATTCAGCCAGAAGCTTAATGCCAGAAGAACGTCATCTTCGTTTTGGCAGTGGCAGGCATTAACAAATTCCTGAACCGTCTTAACTGCGAGTTTTGCCATTTCTGGCTCAGTCAGGCGTGATATTGGCTGTTCTTTGCTCATAAATCCTCTTGGCCTTATCGCGGCGAACGGAACGGTTAATACAAGACTTCAACGCATTTATTCAGTGTTTCAATGGGCGGTGGATGGCCGCCGATTGTCATAACTAAGCCGCCTCGGTGAAGCGACTGAGGTATGAAAAAAGCCGCTGGTTAGGCGGCCTTACCTTCGAACTTTGTCCCGCAGAACGGGCAGTAGTTGATTGCGATTTTCGTGTCAGAGTTCGTCAATCTCTGCTCCGGATCGCCGTTTTTCTTGCGCTTGCGATATCGGACGTTAAACGGGAGCATTACCTGGCAGTAGTCACCTTCTGCAAGCACCCAAACTCGACTTCCAAAATCACACTCGTCCATCGAATGAATTGAGTCACCCAGCGCCTCTTTAATGCGCGCTTCCATACGTTCTTTAACTTCTGAAAAGCATTTACATGCCATCGCCTTACCCTCTGTCGTTACCCGCTGATGCGGGAGAAATGCTTTGGTCGGTGTGGTGGACTGGCACTGAGTCGCCACTCTCACTTACTTCCTGACGCCCTGTTTTCTGTATTGGCAAACAACTATCTGCCCAGCCGGTTTTCAGGTCTTATCACACTGCTAGCGTTGCACCTCGCTTGAGGACACCGCCACCACACCCCAAAACATTCCAGTTATTGCCGGGGTATTTATCCGCGCCCGGCGCGCGCTTTCCCGCTATTCCCCAACAGCAAGAAATCGCTTACTCTTTAATCTCCCCAACAGTAGAAAGGATATATTCATGCAAACCATGCGGACCGTGTGCCCTGACTGCGGAAGTGAGATGTTCAACCAGCCCGATGATTTTGACTTTGAGACAAATTTCACCGGCGTCAGTTGTGCTGACTGTGGTCGAGAAATCACTAAGGACGATGTTGTCAATCAGGCCACGGACACGGTCAAAAAACAGCTCGACGACATGCTCAGGAATTCCCTCAAAGGAACTGGCTGGAAGTTCAAGTAACTTTAAAAGCCCCCCGGTCTGAGTAAGCACCTCGCTGGCGTCTACGTTAAGCAGTAGTGGCGCCGTTTTTTTATCTGCCATACACACCCCTCTGTTTGTTTACCGTCAGCCCCTCGCAAAGAGCTGCTGGTAAATCGCTTTGCCATAATTGCCGCTCTTCCTGAGCCCGCCTATGGTCCGACGCATGGTTTACTGTCGCGCCGTTCGACTGACCGAATCTCCACTTCGCCGCTGGCTAACTTCGCTCAGCTGTCGATGTTTCGTTTCGATGGACTTATTAAAAACCATAGTTGTTTTATCGTCAACAACAATAGTTGTATTTATAGTTGTTTTGGTTTTATTTGGTTGTATTTAAAAGGAATTTATTTTTATAAAAGATTGGTGCTATGCTGCAAAAAACATCAGGGGGTGGCTATGGAACGTGATGAACTTGCAGATGACCGGATGGCCTTCATGGCTGGAGAGGTTGGGTGTGTGGTGTTCGAACTGATTTACAACGGGATTGAGATCAACAAAGACAACATTGTGGGATTTCTGGAAGGGAAGCGTAAAGCCGTCGGGAACGTGATCCACAAGGGGGTGCTACGGGATGCGGCTGAGATGGTACGGAAGGGCAAATAAAAACCCGGCGCGGTGGCCGGGTTTAATATGAACATTAGAACTGGGTTATGCAGCTTTCTTGTTCATTTCTGCAAGGATAGCATCCTTGCGAGCTTGCATTTCTGCAACGATTTCATTAAGACGGCCAGCCAGTTTAAGCATCTCAGAAATTGTGTGGAGTTTATTCATATGCGCCTCCGCAGTGCCTCGTTTCATCCAAAAGAAAGTTATTTAAAAATTACAGCCCCTTTGAGAATTTTGGAGCTTTGTGCACACAGATCTGGGTTTTTCTGTTTAATATCACGAATCAGTATCTGCGCGGTAAGCAATACCTGCTGTAGGTCAAGAGCGCCAAGTTGCTTGGCTTTGGTATCAAGCTTGAGAATGATCTCATGAACCTCATCAAGTGACGGATCAACGAGCTCATGTAACTTTTCGATACCCAACTCTTCAAAGCTAGTGACAACGAAATCAATCAAAGCCTTCACAGCTATCTGAACCTGATACAGTTGCCTTTCTTGAAAAGAAGCTTCTGCATCTGTCACTTTTACAGCATCTCTAAATTCTTGGGTCACTAACTATACTCCTTATATAGGATCTCTCCAATCGATTTTCAATGCGAATTGGACGATTTCCGCTCAATAAGCACGATTTAGCAATGAAATAATTGACTTTGAAAGGAAACATCTCTATATCGCGCGCACATGATATATATACACTTAAAATCGACTAAAAGAACACAAACTTTATGATGATTTTCATCAATCATATTGAATGATGACGGCTATCACACCAGTCGCAGCTTCGTCTTTACAGCAACACCGAGTACCAGAATATGCGACCGATTATCTCAACATCATCAATGTCAGCTTCTTCATCCGGATATGCGTCGCCGTTGTAGCTGCGAATGATTAGCTTGCCGCCCGGCTTCCGGTATAGCTGCTTAATGCGCTTGAGCTGCCCGCTACCGCCGTCTGCCTGACCAATGGCATACAGCTTACCGTCAACTATGCGCTTGTTGTTCGTGTCTACGGCTACCGTAGTGCCATCGGGAATGATCGGCTCCATGCTGTCACCTGTGGCCGGGAAGCAGAGAACTCCAGAACCGTCGGTGTTTGCCCCTACTCGGCGTAGTGTTGACTTGGAGAACCTCAGCTTAAAGCCATTATGATCCTCGCATTGAACGCGGCCATCGCCACATGCAAATTCAATATCCTTGAGGTAAGGCACTTCAACCTCGTCCGCAGGAAGCGGGGTGTTTTTGTCCCATGCGTCGACAGTTCCCCACTCTGATTCAGGACCAATATTTGATTCTTTAGCGTCTGATCGCATGGGGCCAACACCTGAACTTAGCCATTCAGGTTTAACCATCAAAGCATTTGCCAGCTCTACCAACTTTGTTGTCTGGTTAGCTTTTCCCGTTTCTATCTTCTGGATAGCAGCTTGGCTTACCCCAACCAGATCCCCGAGAGCCTTTTGTGTAAGGCCTCGTAATGTCCTGGCTTCCTTCAGTCTTTCAGCGAGTGTCGTTTTCATATACGCAATCTACAACCGTGGTTTTATTTCATCAAACGAAAATGGTTGTTGACTAAATACAACCATAGTTTTATTCTTCATTTATATTCACTACGGAGGTTGTTATGAATCCAACCATTAAAACCGCCATTACCATCGTCGGGTCTCAAAAAGCCCTTGGTGAAGCATGCGCAGTATCGCAGCAGGCGGTTTACAAGTGGCTACACAACAAAGCAAAGGTTTCTCCGGAGCATGTGAACAGCATCGTGAAAGCAACTGGTGGTGAAATTCAGGCCTACCAGATTCGCCCTGACTTACCGACGCTGTTCCCATCACCGATCGACAACAACGCCGCCTAATGGCGGCATAACCAATTAATTCAGAGGAAGTATCGCAAATGGAAACCTTAACGACACGCAACAAAGCGGAGGCACGACGAATTGAGAGTTGGGTGCAGCGTCAAATCGCTGATCTGGGTACCGCCAGGATAGCCGAAGTAGCTGGCATCAACAAATCCACAGTCAGCCGGTGGCGGGAGAACCTGGTGCCGAACATGTCGCTGCTGCTGGCCATCCTGATTTCGAACAGGGATGGGGTGAAGGGAGATTTTGAAGCATGAACGCAGAAAGGGCGAAAGCCGCGCTGTTGGTAGCAGCAACGGCTTTCAGGTGCAATAAACGTCAGTCAATTGCGAGGCAATTATGCCAAGTAAATCGAAGAGAGTAAACAAACCGGAGGTAGCACGTGAGCATGTCACTTATGGCGAAAGCAATGGGGGTCAAAGTGGGAAACTCACTGCGTAAGCTCGTCCTGATTAAGTTGGCCGATAACGCCAACGATAAAGGCGAATGCTGGCCTTCGTATCAACATATCGCCGACCAATGCGAATGCAGCAGAACGGCTGTTCGTAACCATATTGATGCGCTTGAAGAAATGGGGCTTATCAGGCGTGAGAACCGTGTTGGCGTCAACAACGGAAAAGGTAACACGTCAAATGTGTATTACCTGAAATTAGATGCCACCCCTATGCCATTAAATTGCACAGGGGTATGCCACGACGAAGCACACCCTATGCCATCTGATTGCACACCCCCTGTGCCACCAGATGGCACCAGAACCAGTCACTCTTTTGAACCAGTCACTGAACCTAACTCTCTCTCTGGGCGCGATGGTTTTATGAGCGAAGCCGCTAAGCGGCGGATCTGGATTTCACCAAACGGGGAGATTCCATTCCCGCCCCTGTTTAAGCCATCAGCAGATCACATTGCCATGGCTGCCGAGAAGGGGGTGAGCATTGAAACTGAGCTGCTGAACTTCCGGGACTATCACCTTTCCCGTGGCACGCAGCTAATCGACTGGAATTCGGCTTTCAGAGTCTGGATCCGGAATGCCAGGGTTAACCCGCTGGCTAAGCGTGGTCGTGCCGAGCAGGAAACGCCTCACTGGAACAGCCGCGAGGGATGGGAGGACTTCCTGTGAATAATCAGATTATGCAAGCCGTTAACGGCCGTGATGGCGCGCTACTTTCCAGAATGGCGAACGGAAGTACCGACCAGCAGAAGGTTATCAACCCTGAGGCTGAGGGGCTCGTTGATTCTCTCTTTCGACAGTTGAAGCAGATTTTCCCTGCATCTACGCAGACAAACCTGAAAACTGACGCAGACGAGAAAACGGCAAAGCGTCAGTGGATCGCAGCGTTTTCAGAGAATGGGATCCGCACTCGCGAACAACTTTCCGCTGGTGTGCGTCATGCCCGCGCCAGTGAATCACCTTTCTGGCCGTCGCCGGGGCAATTCATCAAATGGTGCAAGGATAGCGGCACGGTGCTTGGCATTGGCCTGGCTGATGTGATGAATGAGTTCCATCGGTATAGCCGCGAAAAAGGGCTGCATACCGGCGGAGCAGAAGCTTTCCCGTGGTCTCATGACGTCATGTACTGGATTGTGACCGATACGCGCAGAGCGATGTACCAGCGCCAGCTGAGCGAGGCTGAAACTGAAAAATACGCGTCAAAAAAACTTGAGGAATGGGCGCTGAAGGTTGCCGGCGGCGAAAAAATACCGTCTCCCGTCCTGGCGCTCGAGAACTCTGATGAAGTGATCCCGACAAATCACGTGAGCCGTCAGGCCGGTTATCACCCGGAAGGAAAAAGCTTCGGGTGCATGCCAAACGCAGCGACTCTCGGGGCTCTTACCCCAGCCCAATGGCTCTGGGAAGAGTATAAGCGCGGGAAAGAGAGAGGGCTTATCCAATGACCATAACAATTCGTGAGCAACTGCTGTCAGCACTGCGTAATAACCCCGGGCTTAACTCCGCACTACTGGCCTCAATGGTTGGCATGACCAGCAAAAAGATATCGGGAACGATTAGCGCACTGCTGGCCGACGGCCTGATTTCCTGCGAAGGCAAATACGGCCAGCGCCTGTACAGCCTGACCAGTTACGGCATGCGCTTCGCCCCTGACACGATACCGGGCATGAAGCAGGACAAGTCGAAGTTAATTCAGCATACGGACACGAACGTGATCTGCCAGGAGTGCCGCAACAGCGCGGCTATGAAGCGAGTATTGATGGTTTGGGGGAGAGTAGGGGTATGAGCAACAAATACGAAGATCTGGTTAAAAACGCCAGGATGAATGCCGATTGTGGTGAGCACATGTCGCCGGCAGAAGTTACGACTCTGCTTAACGTAGTTGAAACCACATTCGCGGCGCTGGCTGCGGAGAATGCGGGGCTGAAGTCGGCTATCAGTGAGTATAGTGATGGTTTCACTGTATGCCCATGCTGTGGAACTGAGCATGACAGTTGCCACGATGATGTATGCCGCGCTCTGAATGAAACCCCGGCGACAGACGCTTTCCTGGCTGAAGTGCGGGCGCAGGGGCGTAACGAGGGTATCAACTATGCAGCCAGCCGTCTTGCTGCCGCCTATAACCACGGCTTCATTGGCAAAAGCATGAGTGAGGTTGCCGACGTAGTGCACATGATTCTGGACACAAAAGAAGAACTGGAAAACTCCACACGACCAGCCGCTGATGGTTTATCTGGCGAGTACGCAGAAGCGTTTCTCGAAGACATCGCAGCCCAGCTTCGCAAAGGAGTGCAGTCATGAGCAATGAAGCTATGAAAATGGCATTGGCAAAGCAGTTGACGATCGCCCTGCAAAACCTCGGCGCTCCTGTCGAATTGCTCTGCATCGTTGGGAGCTACGGAGATACGCAGGCTGACGCTGACGTGCTGGAAATGCTTGAGCAGCATAACGAACGCGGCACATGCATGGATGTGATTATCGCGCCTGAATTCACCTGGAAACCAAATTCTGGAGCCGCCCAATGAGCAACATCGACAAACAGGCGTTAAATCAAGAAAAAATTGAATGGCTCAATAAATTAGCTGATATGGAGTATTGCAAAAGCAATCCTGGGCATTGGCTGATGAGCTTGAAGGACACAAACATGCTTGCGAAATTGGCTCTGCGATCAGTGGCGCTGCTGGATGAGCTGGAAGCCGCAGAGAAACGGATTGCTGAGCTGGAGGCGCGGGAGGTGAAATTGCCTAATCCTCATGCTCACCTCATCTGGATTCAGGCAGGCCATGCCCCTGATGACTATTGGGATGATGTTGCCGTTTCTCATAGCGAAAAGGATAAGTGCTGCGACGGTTCAGATCGCTATCCGGTTTATGCTCTCTGGGAAATCAAAGAGGCACTATCTGCTATTGGCATCAACATCGCCGCAGCCGGTAAAGGAGAGTGATATGGCTAAATTTACAGACGTACACGACCTGTTAACCGCTTATCAGAAACAGGCTCGGAAGATACCCCCTAAGGGTGTTTATGCCTCAATGCATCGTCAGGTTGAAGTGCAGGTGGCACACGCACGCAAGTTAATGCGCAAGCGTCGGCGGTCTGTCGGCAAGTCAAATAAGCTTGGCTGTCGTTTTACGGCGGAAATGCGCGTAGAGCTGATTTGCGATATGAATTTCTGGGCGCTGGTTTGCCGCTCCAACCGTCAGAATGTGATTAAGGACTAACCCATGACATTCACCAAAGAACAATTACAGCACATCATTGAAACCGATCACGTCCAGTGTGGTGATGCATCTGCATTGGCACGCATGGCGCTTGCGGGGATGGAAGCGGAGCCTGTGGCGTGGGCGCACAGATTAATCAACAAGCGTAACGGAGTCGTTCACCCTTGGGTTTACGGTAGCGCAGAGGCATGTCCAAGCGAGGGGGATATCTTCAATATTGAGGTAATGCCACTTTACACAGCCCCGCCAGCGCCGGTATCTGTGCCTGATGCGATGGAAATGGATGATGACTTTGACAGCGCGTTTGAACACGGAAAAGCTGTCGGATGGAACGCCTGCCGCGCCGCCATGCTTCAGGGTGTCGATCGACCACAAAACGAACCGCAAAATATTCCGGAAAATATTCCAGCCACACAGTTTAAGCCGGTAGCAGACCTGTACGGCTTAACCTCACCAACTGGCGGTGAAACATCGTTCACTTTCGACGCTGTTGAAGCTCGTGATTTCATTGATGGCGGTTGGTTATGTCAGGAGTACGTGGAGCTTGAACGTTTTCAGGAAGCGATAACCAACCATACCGAGGATAAGCTCGCTATGGTTGACCATTCCGGTGACTCCAACAATATGGTTGAACCTGTAACGACGGCTTACAAGTTGCCAGATGGTTGGGTGGCTTGCAGTGATCGGATGCCGACTAAGAATGATAGGGTGCTTATTTTCATAAATTTCAATTCTGATACTGTTCCACCAAGCATCCACGATGCCCAGTTTACCGGCTCAACATTCAGGCGAGGTAATGCGACCGTGAATGTGTTCCCGCTTGAGGATGGTTATGGAGTGACCCACTGGATGCCGCTGCCAGCAGCACCGCAGCAGGAGGTGAATAATGGGTGAGTGGCTGTTAATCATAACCCTCATAGGCACCTCTGGCGTGGCTATTGAGAAGGCGAATTTTTCTACTGAAGAAGCGTGCTTGAAAGCAGCAAAGGCATGGAATGACGACGTGAAAAAAATGACCCGTGACACATATCAGGTTTGTGTAAAGACATCCGGAGCAGGCTGATTTTTAGTCTAGCCTCAATGTAACGCAACATTTGATTTCCAGTAATCATCCATCCATAATTAAGTCATCGGAGCCTGAACCACTTCGATGACTTCTGCGCATTTAAGGGGACTTAAATGCGACCACAATCTGAACTCCTCACCTTGTCACAGATGCAGAAATGCACCTGCGAATTTCTGCATTCTGCGGTTTCCATGAAGGAGGCCGTATGAGCATGAACAAAGACGGCATCCGTCTCCACAAATCCAATTTTTCCGCAATCGGGCAGCAGATACAGCCAATGCTGGAATCTGGCGACTGCTATCGCCTCATCATCAAGCCCTGGAAGGACAAGCGCAGCCTCTCCCAAAATGCCCTTCTCTGGATGTGGAATGGTGACGTTGCATCTGCTGTCAACCGGCACGCTGAAAGCAAGCTAACTGAGGAAGACCTTCATGAATTTATGAAGGATATGTTCTGTCCCGCCAAGCCTGTAACCGTTCTTGGTGAAACCAAGATGGTGAAGTCCACCAAACTACTCGACACCGAAGAGATGACCTTCTACCTGCGCCGCATTGAAGTCTGGTGTGCTGAACGCGGTATCAAATTGCGGATCCCCGCCAACTCCGAATATCACTCAAAAGGACACGACCATGTTTGAAGAAGAGATTTGGGAAAAAACCTCCATATCAAGCGATTATGAAGTCAGTAATCATGGTCGATTCCGATCCTTAACACGCACCGTTAGCGTGATGAGTGGCTACAAGAAGGTTTTAGAAGGTAAGGATTTAAAGCCGTTTGACGTGCATACCACTGGTTATCTTCAGATAAAGATTCGCGGCAAAAAGTATGCGGCACACAGGCTTGTCGCCATGGCATTTTGCGACGGTTACGCCGACGGATTAGTTGTTAACCATAAAAACGGCAACAAAAAAGATAACCGAGCTGAAAACCTTGAATGGACAACTCCGTCAAACAATCTTCGCCATGCCTATAGCGATCTTGGTGTTATCCCAAATCAGCTCGGAAGATTCGGTGAGGATCACAACTCAAGTAAAGCGGTAATCGCTACATGCCGTGTTACTGGACAAGAGGTCCGCTACGCAGCCGCTATGGATGCGGTTCGTGATGGGTTTGATAGTGGCTGCATTAGCAGGTGCTGCACAGGTCAATCATCTTACCATAAAGGCTATAACTGGCGATTTGAGGGTGAGCGCAATGAGTAGCCCACTTTCCCGCGTCATCACCAACGAAATATTCCGCGTTCCGGCGCGCCGCCAGCGTAAGCCCGTGGTTAAGCCGTCCGACATCCCGACCCTGAAAGACTACACCGCCCGCCTGGTGGATCAGAAATGGCTGCGTCTCGCGGCACGGAGGAACCATGCGTAAACCATCCCGCCGTAAGTGCAAAGTGTGCGGTGAATACTTCGTGCCGAAATTCCACGATATCAGGATCCGCTGGTGCTGCCCGGAGCACGGCACAATCCTCGCTATGGAAGAGCGCGAAAAGGAGAGGGTTAAGGCCGCGGCTAAGCGCATCAAAGAGCAGAAAGAGGCCGAGAAGGCAGGTCGCCAACGGCGCTCTGCGCGTCGCAATGAGCTGAAGCCGATCCGTCACTGGGTGCAGATGACTCAGCGTGCCTTCAACGACTGGCGGCGCGAAATGCTGCTGGCCGCCTGGCACGGCTGTATCTCCTGCGGAACTAAGACCGCTTTTGCCTGGCATGCCGGACATTACCGTACCACGGCCGCCGCGCCGCAACTGAGATTCAATCCAGACAATGTTTGGCTCCAGTGCTCTGCATGCAACGTTCACAAATCTGGGAACATCGAGGCGTACCGTGCCGCTCTGATCGAGTTGATCGGCGAAGAGCGCGTGCTGGCGTTGGAATCCAACAACGAAACCCACCGCTATACCCGTGAAGATCTGGACGGCATACGCGCCAAGGCCAGAGCAGATCTTCGCGCACTCAAACAGCAGGAGGCAGCATGAGCACAGAAACCGAAATTGAACTGGGCAAGGTTGTCGCTTTCCCGTCAAAGAATAAAGACATGCAGGATGGGCTGGTCATTCAGCGAGAAGGCCAAAAGGTCATGTGTCTGCACTCGGCTGTATCGATAAACGGAAAAGAGCGAACGCTACGCTGCCGGAAATGCGAAACGCTAATCGATCCATTCGACTACCTGATGACGCTCTGCGACCAGGAGTCTCGCTACTGGGAAAACGTTAAGTATCTTCGCCGCGAGGAAAAACAGCGTCGCCAGAACATCGAGAAGCTCATTCAGATTGAGAAGAACGCCAAGTCCCGCATTCGCCGCGCCGGTGATAAGTCTCCACTTCCTCTGTGGCAGAACGAGAGGTGGACGAATGACGCGTGACCAGATTATCCGATACCAGGCCGAAAGCGTTAAGCGCGCCAGCATGCCGCCAGTAGCAAAGCACAGCCAGACTAAAACCAACCAGCCACATAAGGAAGCCGCATAATGAACCTCGAATCAATCGCTAAATACTTTGCGCCTAAATCACCGATGTTCAGTGACTCTCCTCGCGCAACCGCATCAGACAGTCTCACCGGCACTGACGTTATGGCGGCGCTTGGCCTTGCTGGTCACAAGTGCGGGTTTGGTTTCGATCTTTACCTCTCGAAAATCGGCATTAGCAGCCCAGATATAGCACTGGAGAGACTCTATGAGCAGGCACGTAAGTTATCAGGTAAATTCAGAGCACTGTCTGAACTCGATGAATCAGCTCGGTCAGGCGTGCTTAAGGTTCTCTGCGCTTTTGCATACCAGGATTATTCGAGAAGTGCTGCCAGCACTCGAAAATGTGATTGCTGTGATGGTGGAGGATTTACAGAGGCGCAAGTGTTTACCAACAAGGTCTCATACCCATGGGGGAAACCGCCGTACTGGTCGAAAATGTCGCGGGCCGTTCGCCCAAGCGACTGGGAGAGCTGGACGGAAGCGCGGGAAGTGGTGCGGGTTAAATGCAAGCCGTGTAACGGAAAAGGCGTTATCAGCAATTCGTGTCGCTGCCATGGTAAAGGTAAGGTGCTGGACAAGGCAGAAAGCGATCGCCAGGGCGTTCCAGTGATGAAAACCTGTGACCGCTGCGGTGGCAGAGGTTACGCCAGATTGAAGTTCTCAACGGTAATTGATGGCATTAATACTGTTGCTGAGATAAAGAAAACTGCGGCCTATGACCAACTTCAGCCTCTCTTTGAGGATCTCGTCGCCGAATGCCACAGGCAGGAGTCTATGGCTGATTCCATTCTCTCAAAAGTAACGAGATGAAAATATTTTTCCATAATATTGAAAATATACAGGAAAAGGGTATTGCATTTCGCGGAAAAACTGGATAGATTCATCTCTAACGCTGGGAATACGTTCAGTCGTTCCGAAGCAAAAAAAATCAAGCCTCGCAATCACGCGGGGCTTTTTATTTTCCTGAAGTAAATCTCACGCCATGCCCGGCGCAAATTCAACACAGAGCCCTACAGAAACGAACCTCGGAGATAATTGCTAAAGGCGGCGGCCTCTCTGTGGGCGGTTTTCTGGGCAGCGAGTCTCGTTTCTATAGGTAAATACGCATGAAAACTATAAGCATCCCTCTGGAAGAGGTTCGTCGAATTTTCGAATTAGACCATAAGTCTCCATCCGGATTGAGGTGGATGGTTGCCCCAAACCACAGAATAAAATGTGGGATGCCAGCTGGTAGCAAAGTTGGAAACGGTTATTACCAAGTTAAAATTGCTGGTATTAGCTATGGAGCTCATAGAGTGGTTTGGTCTATTGCAAATGGCGAAATACCGCAAGGCATGACTATCGATCACATTGATAGAAATCCAGGAAACAATGAAATATCAAACTTGCGACTTGCTGATAAATACTTGCAGGCAAGGAACAGGAAGCCATACAAAAGAGTTGGTATGGCTGGAAAAAGCAAGGGGAATATTCACCTGAGAAAAAGCGGTCGATATGATGCCACGGTAGGCATCAACGGGAAGATATTTTATTCGAGCGGCAGAGATAAGTCAGTCCTGCAAGCGTGGATAAAAGAAATGCTTGATAAGCATCAGGCGCAGCCTGGTAAATAGATTTCAATGATTTGCCTGTAGCTCAGAGGAAAGAGCAACCGCCTTCTAAGCGGTTGGTCGCTGGTTCGAATCCAGCCAGGCGAGCCAAACCCACTACCTGGGACCCTTCGGCCAGAGAGCCGGCATTGCCTTACCCTCATCTTCCCGGCCTGTCGCCGGGTTTTTTATTCCAGGTCCCGGGAACCATCCTCGACATGCCTTCCTGTTAAATCGTCCCGAGGGCCTGACCCCTTTTAAACACACAGCCCCCGCTTTTAAGCCGGAGGTTAGAGACTATGAAAATGCATAACGATCCCCACTCCTGGACGGAGTTTATCGAACTACTCCACAGTTGGTGGCGTGGCGAAACGCCTATGGGTGCCGTATTGCTATCGGTTGCCATGGCCGCATTGCGAATCGCTTACGGCGGTGGCGGCTGGAAGAAAATGCTCCTTGAGGGGGCAATCTGTGGGACTCTGACCCTTACTGCTGTGTCAGCTCTTGATTACTTTAACCTTCCACAGTCTCTGTCGATAGCTATCGGCGGCACGCTCGGGTTTGTTGGCGTAGAGCAGGTTAAGGTTATGGCTTCCCGGGTGTTTAATTCTCGCTTTGGAGGCGGTGATGCAAATCAGTGATAAAGGCATTGCCCTGATCAAGCAATTCGAAGGCTGCAAACTCACCGCGTACCAGGACAGCGTCGGAGTGTGGACGATCGGCTATGGCTGGACCAAGCCTGTCGACGGCAAACCGATCCGAGCCGGGATGACGATTAAGCAGGAAACTGCAGAACGCCTGCTGAAGACCGGGCTGGTCAGCTATGAAAACGACGTGTCCCGCCTGGTCAAAGTTGACCTGACTCAGGGGCAATTCGATGCTCTGGTGTCGTTCACTTACAACCTCGGCGCCCGGTCACTGTCGACATCGACCCTTCTGCGAAAACTCAACGCCGGTGATTACGCTGGTGCATCCGATGAGTTCCTGCGCTGGAATAAAGCTGGTGGCAAAGTCCTGAACGGGCTGACCCGTCGCCGGGAGGCAGAGCGGGCTCTGTTCCTGTCATGATTGGCGCGCTGGTTAAGCGTTACTGGTTACAGCTGCTGGTGCTGGTGTTAATCGGCGTGCTGGCGCTCCTCGTGAACCACTACCGCGACAACGCCATCACCTACAAAGACCAGCGCGATAAAGCGAAGGTCCGGGCCGAAACATCAGAGGCGATCACCAACAACGTGATCACCACGATGAACCTCATTCGTGACATCTCACAGGCTACCCAGAATGCTAAGAACGAACTGGCCCAGAAAGGCGAAACGCGCATTGTCTACATCAGGCAGGCGCTTGAAGGGGATCAGTGTGCTAAGCAGCTTGTTCCTGCTGCCGCTGCTGACAGCTTGCGGGAATACGCAGACAGTTTACGTTCCATCCCCAGTGGTGCCGATAAGCGCTGACCTGACTGCAGAAACGCCGATCCCAGGAATGGCGGTTCCGTTCACGTGGCAGGCAAGTCTGGAGTTAAACGCTCAGCTCTATACGGCGCTAGGGCAGTGCAATCTGGATAAGGCGGCAATCAGGAAAATCGAATCATCACGAGCCTCGCAATAGCGGGGCTTTTTTATTCCCAAAAGAAGCAGGAGAAGAAGCATGTTAACAGTAAAAGTAATGTCGCCAGGTGGCGGTGAAGAGATTCATTGCGGGTTGAGTGTAGGGTTCAATCCGGGGCAGCAGAGCATCGCGGTATCGGGAATGGACAAAAATGTATTCCTGAAACCTGGCGAGGTCGCCTACGTGATGAACCAGAACGGGAAGACGGTATCTCGTTACGAGCATAATGACCGCCAGTAGCCATTACAAAGCTCATCCTCGGGTGGGCTTGATAATGGATATCCCCCACAAGCGGATAAAGAGGCTCTCAATGTCCGACATCTACAACATCAAACTGACGACGAACGACGGCGGCGAGTTCACAGGCCAGATGTCACGACGTCAGCCTGAGCTGGTAAACGGCTTTGTGCCGCTGGCGACCGAGACGGGCCAGTGGCTGTATTTCGCTCCTGCTGATGTAAAGCGCGTGGAGTTCACGCCAGTACCGGCAGAGCAGACCGAGCAGGCAGCAGAACAAACAGCGGAGTAACGAAACTATGGCGACCAAACCAAAGACTGGCCGCCCTTCTGATTATCTACCAGAGGTGGCTGCTGACATCTGTTCACTGCTTGCCGATGGGGAAAGCCTGCGCAAAGTTTGTGACCGACCAGGGATGCCTAACAAGGCGACGGTATTCCGCTGGTTGGCACAACATGCAGAGTTTCGCGACCAATACGCGAAAGCCACTGAGACACGCGCTGATGCGATTTTCGAAGATATGTTCGATATCGCTGACGGTGTGAATGAAGAGGCTGCCGCAGTAGCCAAAGCACGTCTTCGCATCGACACGCGAAAATGGGCCTTGGCTCGCATGAACCCGAAAAAGTACGGCGACAAAGTCAGCCAGGAAATCGACCACAAATCTTCAGACGGAACTATGACTCCGCAGCCGACAATCATCCAGTTACTACCTGTTGAGCCGAAAGCATGAGTAACGCCGTTCAACTGCCGATCCCCGCGAAGCTTGCGCCGCTGTTCACTGCCGTGAATAAGCGCTACCGGTGCTCGCATGGTGGGCGTGGCAGTGCCAAGACGCGCACTTTTGCGCTGATGACAGCCGTAAAGGCGTATCAGTCGATGATGAACGGAGAAAGCGGAGTGGTGCTCTGCGCGCGTGAATTCATGAACTCTCTGGAAGAGTCGAGCATGCAGGAAGTGAAACAGGCGATCCTTTCTGTTCCCTGGCTGGCTTCCAACTTTGATATCGGCGAGAAGTACATCCGCACCATCGACAAGAGCGTTAACTACGTGTTCTGCGGTCTGCGGCATAACCTCGACAGCATCAAGTCGAAAGCGCGCATCCTGCTTTGCTGGGTAGATGAGGCTGAATCAGTAAGCGAAATAGCCTGGCAGAAGCTGAGCCCGACAGTTCGTGAAGAAGGCTCAGAGATTTGGGTGACGTGGAACCCGGAGCGCGACGGTAGCGCCACGGATAAACGTTTCCGCAAAGAAGCCGGCGACGACTGCATTACCGTTGAGATGAACTATACGGATAACCCGTGGTTCCCTGACGTGCTTGAAGGTGAGCGACAGAACGATCAGCGCCGCCTCGACCCGGCGACATACGCATGGGTGTGGGAAGGGGCTTACCTCGAAAACTCCGACAAGCAGGTTCTGGCCGGCAAATACCGGATCGCTGAGTTCTCAGAAAATCTCTGGAAAGAAGCTGATCGCCTGTTCTTCGGTGCAGACTTCGGTTTCGCTAAAGACCCGAACACTCTGGTGCGCTCGTTCATACTGCATAACCGGCTGTACATTGAGTACGAGGCATACGGTCAGCAGACAGAGCTCGACCACATGCCAGAGCTATACGACACAATCCCCGGATCGCGTGACTGGCCCATCAAGGCCGACTCCGCTCGACCCGAGACGATTAGCTATCTCAAACGGCAGGGCTTCAATATCTCAGCCGCCGAGAAGTGGCAGGGTAGTGTTGAGGATGGGATCGCACATCTTCGCGGATTCGACGAAATCATTATCCATCCTCGCTGCAAGAACGTAGCGCGAGAGGCTCGCATGTGGTCGTACAAAACGGACCGCATCACCGGTGAGGTGTTGCCTAAGCTTGCCGATGGTTATGAGCACTGCATAGCTAAAGGGCAATTGATAACCACCATGCGTGGAGATATACCCATTGAGCACGTGTTAGCCAATGATTTTGTTATGACTTCCATTGGGTGGAAGCAGGTTAAAAAGGCCTGGCTAACAAGCTACTCAAGGGAAACGGTCATAGTTTCTTCAGCAACGAGAAAAGTTATATGTACGCCTGATCATGAGGTTTTTACAGCTAACAGAGGATTTGTTCGTGCCGACGCCTTGAGGTACAATGATGATTATATTGTTACTGTGAGGGCTGCAAAATGGTTGAGTATTTCTTCTTTAATGGGAATAGATACAGAAGATACCCGGAAGCCAAGACAAGGACAGAAAGGGTTTATTTTCAACGCAGAACGCCTGATGGGGTTAGACGTCTCCATCGCGATGTATGGGAGCATCATTATGGAGAAATACCGGAAGGCTTCCACGTGCATCACAAAGATGGCGACCCACTCAACAATGCTGTCGAAAATCTCGAACTACTTTCGGAAATCGACCATCGCGAACACCATAAAGGTGACGCATGGCACAAAACAAGAAAGTCAGATTTCAAAGAGCACCTTGACAGAATCAGGCCTCTTACAAAGGAATGGCACGCTTCTGAAGAGGGTCGAAGGAAGCACTCTGAGATTGGTGCTCAGGCGTATAAAAACTTCAACCCCGATGAGAAGCTTTGTGCGAATTGTGGGAACCGATTTGTGCCTAAAAAAATCGGCTCGCAAGATAAATTCTGCTCCAACAATTGCAAGTCAGAGGCAAGAAGAAAATCTGGAGTTGATGATGAAACTCGCTCATGCGTCTGCTGTGAGAAAGAATTTGTCGTCAATAAATATTCCCGGAACAAAACTTGCTCTAGAGCGTGTGCAATGCGTCTCAGATGGGCCAATAAGTGACGTGTATGACATCTCAGTAGTTGGGAAGCATGAATTCTTTGCAGGAGGAGTACTTGTTCATAACTGCTGGGATGGTATTCGATACAGCCTCGACGGACACATTAAGCGCAAAGGTCAGATGGCCGGGATGATGATTCCGAAACGCCTTCGATAATCAACGGACACGACATGAACGATAAATTACAGTTGGCGGTTAATCACGCGATTAACGACGCCATGCTTGCTCGCGCCCGCATGGGGATGCTTAACCCTTCGATGGGGCTGGACGCCAAGCGAAATTGTGCCTGGGCTGAATATGGATTCCCTGAGCAGGTAACCTACGAAAACCTCTACGCCCTGTATCGACGCGGCGGCATTGCCCATGGAGCAGTTGAGAAGCTGGTGGGCAAGTGCTGGCAGACGAACCCGGAAATCATCGAGGGTGATCAGGCAGACAAAAAGCGCAAAGAAACCGCCTGGGAGAAAAAGTCAAAACAGATATTCACCAACCGGTTCTGGCGCTCGTTCGCAGACGCTGATCGCCGCCGTCTTGTCGGTCGTTATGCAGGCATCCTTCTGCACGTCAATGACTCCCTCGCCTGGGATCAGCCTGTAACGAAAGGCAAGATGCTCCAGAAGGTTACTGTCGCATGGGCAGGCTCTCTGACAGTTGGTGATTGGGACACTGGCCTGAACTCGAAAACCTACGGACAGCCGAAGATGTGGCAGTACGCTGAGCGGTTGCCGAATGGTTCAAGTCGCCGCGTCAACATCCACCCCGATCGCGTTTTCATCCTTGGTGATTACTCAGACGATGCTATTGGCTTCCTTGAGCCAGCTTATAACGCATTTGTTAGCCTGGAGAAAGTAGAGGGTGGTTCAGGCGAATCATTCCTGAAGAACGCAGCTCGCCAGCTCAACGTTAACTTCGAAAAAGAAATCGACTTCAACAATCTCGCGTCACTTTATGGCGTGAGCATTGACGAGTTGCAGGACAAGTTCAACGAAGTTGCTGGCGAAATTAACCGTGGTAACGATGTCCTGATGACAACTCAAGGGGCCACGGTCACACCGCTGGTGAGTGCTGTAGCGGATCCGTCAGCGACCTATAACGTCAACCTACAAACCGCTGCCGCCGGAGTTGATATCCCGACGCGCATTCTGGTTGGTAATCAGCAGGCCGAGCGCTCCAGCACTGAGGACCAGAAATACTTCAATACTCGCTGCCAGTCTCGCCGTGGCGACCTGTCATTCGAGATTGAGGACTTCTGCGACAAGCTGATCGAATTAAGCATCCTCGATCCGGTCAGTCAGAAGACCGTTATCTGGGGCGACCTCAATGCGCAAAGCGACAGTGAAAAACTGGATACAGCTCAGAAGATGTCGCAAATCAACAGCGCTTCCATCGGCACGGGTGAGCAGGTGTTTACTGGTGAAGAAATTCGCGTGGCCGCCGGGTGTGAGGGTTCGCCAGAACCACTTCCAGAGGTAGATGATGACGAAGAAGAAAGCGAAGTCACCGATACTTCCGGGGAACCTTAAAGACCCGACAGGCGCTGACCGCCTTGAACGCGGAGCAATGGGCGAGTTCGCCAGGCGAATGAAGCGAATTGGCAAAGCCTACAAGGACATCCTCGACCGCATTCCTGCATCGCCATCAGTAAACCAGCGTTACACCTTCGACCTCGATTCCACCCAGCTATCAATGCTCCTCAGCAATGCCTCATTGCTGGTTGATGAGATTTTGGGTGCAGATAACGAGACAGGATTCTGGTTCTGGGCTGATTACGTCAACCCGGCGTATCAGCGCGGCACGGCGCAGGAGTTTGCCAATCTGGCGCAGCAATCAGCCGTGTACGCTGCCGGACAGGAAAGCGTATCGACAATCCTTCTCAGCGAACCGTACCGACGTAGGCTGATTCTGGTTCGCGCTCGCGCCTTCGAGGAAATGAAGAACCTCAGCGCCAGTGTGAAAGCAGATATGGCGCGGATACTGACCGATGGACTTGGTCGCGGACAAAATCCACTGGAGATAGCTAAGCGCCTTACTGAGCAGACGGGGATTGAGTCTCGCCGGGCTAATCGTATTGCCAGGACGGAGATTACCACCGCGCTGCGCCGTGCGCGCCTGGACGAAGACGACGAAGCCAGAGAACGATATGGCATCCGTACAAAGCAGATGCACATATCAGCGCTCAGCCCGACGACCCGAAGCACCCATGCCGCGCGTCACGCCCATCTGTATACCGCAGAAGAGCAGCGGGAGTGGTGGGCTAAGGATGCAAACGGCGTGAACTGCAAATGCTCCACGATCGCGGTTATGGTCGATGAAAGCGGCAAGCCGTTAAGTGACACCATCATCGATAAAGCTCAGAAAACATTTAACACAATGAAAGCCCGTGGCTACCAATGGGCTAAGGGTTAACTCATGCCAATGCAAGTTAATGTCACCTCGAAGGTGAACAGTAAGGCCATCCGGCGCGAACAGCACAACGGACGCGAGCACTGGGTTGTTCCTTCCTACACCCTTCCGGCGAACGTGGTCATGAACGGCGGTCTGTATCCGGCCAGTGAGATTGACCAGCACTACAGTGGCCTGGAGGGGACACTGGCACCGCTTGGACATCCACAGTTCAACGGTCAGTTTGTTTCTGCTTTTAGTCCTGAGGGGCTGAATGTGGGTTATGTAGGGGCATGGAACAAAAACGTCAAGAAGTCCGGCAACCGCGTCTACGTCGAGAAGTGGATCGATACAGAAGTGGCAAAGCGCACGGATGACGGAAAGCGCCTCCTTGAGCGTCTTGAAGCGCTGGAGAAAGGCGAGGATGTTCCGCCAATCCATACCAGCGTTGCCGTATTCCTGGAGGAGCTTGAAGCGAACGATGAGCAGAAAGCTCAGGGGGCTTCATGGGTTGCGAAAATTCACGCGATGGACCATGACGCCATCCTTCTGGATGAGGTTGGCGCAGCTACGCCAGAACAGGGGGTAGGGATGATGGTAAATGCTGATCTTGCCACTCCACTGAAAGCTAATTCCGGCGCTCTGGTGGGGGAAACCTATCGCGAGCGTGAGCGGAGGCTGGAGAAGGCAGCGAAAGATAAATTCGCTCCTGGCGAGAAAGAATACGCCTGGGTGGCTGACTTCACTGACTCGCAAGCGGTAATCATCCTCAACAATGGCGAGCCGAAGGTTTACGGATACAAGTCTGAAGGCGGAAAGATTGTCTTTGATGATACCGGGACAGAGGTTCAGCGCCAGAGTTCATGGGTTGCTGTCGTCAACAAACTCAAATCTTTTTTCACACCGCAGGAACAGCCTGCACCAAACCACAAAACGGAGGGCGACATGCCTTTAACCAAAGAAGAACTGGAACAAATCGGCAGCATGGTTAGCGAGGCCGTCGCCACCAATACCGAAAAGGCTATTAAGCCTCTGGAGGAGAAGGTTGATGCGCTACAGGCCAACCAGGACAAGCTGACCGAAACCCTGACTGCAAACTCACGCGCGGAAGAGAAAACGAAACGTGAAGCGGTGGCAAAAGTTCACGGCGATATTGTGGCTAACGCCCTGTCTGGCGAAGCTCTGGACGCAATGTTCAAGTCGCTGGGCGAAGCTGCTCCGCTGGGCACTAACTCTGCGCAACAGCAGAAAGAAACCGGTGCGCCGAACCCTGACGAATACTTCAAGAAATAAGGAGCCAGACTAATGGCACGTTATCGCCGCGTTAATATCGACGGTCAGTCTCTGTACAAGACCGAAACCCGCGCCGCCGCCGCAGCACTGCTGCCTGGTACGGCTGCTGTCATCAATGGCGACAATCAGTTTGCGCAGGCAACTGCGCTGACCGGTCGCATCTACATCATCGACGTGGCCTACCATCAGGGCTTGAATATCACAGAGGCTGTTCCCGCTGGTGATTCCGCTGTTGGCAACTACGTCGAAGAAGGCCGCGAGCTGGCGCTGCTCTGCGTCGCCGGAACCTACGCCAAAGACGACCCGATCAAGCTGGGCGCAGATGGTAAGTTCACGAAGGCAACGGCGGATACCGATTCGGTAATTGGCTACAGCCAGGATGATGCAACCATTGCGGCCAGCACTACCGATTTCATCCGCGTGCGCATGCGCGTTGGCACTGTAGCTGCACCGGCAACCGGCGGCGGCGAGTAAAGGAGAGCAAGAATGTATTTTACCCCCGAAACACTGGCTGCTAACAGCCGACTGCGCGGGCACTGGAATGAGCTGTGGGCCAACCGCAACATCTTCAACCATCATCACGACATGATGGTTAACTCATATCGCCAGAGCATGACCCCGGAAATGCTGGCAGCTAACGCTGTAGGTGGCTTCGCCCGTGAGTTCTGGGCCGAGATTGACCGCCAGATTATCCAGATGCGCGATCAGGAAATTGGCATGGAAATCGTCAATGACCTGATGGGCGTGCAGACTGTGCTGCCTATCGGGAAAACCGCGAAGCTGTATAACGTGTCTGGCGATATCGCTGATGACGTTTCTATCAGCATCGATGGCCAGGCGTCGTATTCCTTCGACCACACGAACTTCGGTTCTGATGGCGACCCGATCCCGGTATTCACTGCCGGTTACGGCGTCAACTGGCGTCATGCTGCTGGGCTGAACACTGTTGGTATCGATCTGGTGCTGGAGTCTCAGTCCGCGAAGATGCGCAAATTCCACAAGAAGCGCGTCAACTTCTATCTGAACGGCGACTCCAGCATTGTTGTTGATGGCCTGCCAGCTCAGGGCATGAAAAACCACCGCAATACGCAGAAGATCAACCTGGGCAGCGGAGCGGGCGGCGCCAATATCGATCTCACCACCGCAACCCCGGCTCAGTTGCTGGCCTTCTTCGGCCCAACCGGACCGTTCGGCCTGACGGCTCGCCGCAACAAAGTTACCGCTTACGACAAGTTGTGGGTCAGCCCGGAAGTGTGGGCAAACATGGCGAAGCCGTATCTGGTAGACATCAACACCGGCACCAATGCCCTGTTGAGCGGAACCGTTCTGGATGCGATCAGCAAGTTCATTCCTGCGAAGTCCATCCAGATGTCCTACGCGCTGTCTGGCAATGAGTTCCTCGCCTATGAGCGTCGTCAGGACGTGATCTCCCCGCTGGTCGGTATGGCCGTCGGCGTTGTCCCTCTGCCACGCCCGATGCCTCAGTCGAATTATAATTTCCAGATTATGAGCGCTGAGGGTCTACAAATTAAGAAAGACGGCGAAGGCCTGTCCGGCGTGGTCTACGCCGCCAACCTGGCATAAGGAGAACGACATGGCTAAATACCAGGTAATCAAAGCATGGCATGGCGTGAGCGTCGGTGATGTGGTTGAAATTGAGAAACTGCATCCGTCGCTGAAACCTCATGTGATTAAGCTCTCCGATGCGGCTTTAACCCCGGCGACGCCAGAGGCTGGCACGGATGTGAAATCCCGAAAAGAGATTATCCAGGCTCGGCTGACCGAACTGGGTATTGAGTACAAAGGCAATCTGGGCGCTGAAAAGCTCAGTGAGCTGTTGCCAGATGGCGAACTCGAAAAGCTTTTCCCTGCTGAATAACAGCCGCCGCTAAGGCGGTTTTTTTATGCCCCGCTCCGGCGGGGTATTTCACGGAGTCGATAATGGTAACTCTCGAACAGGCAAAGGAGTATCTGGAGAGCCAGGGAATTACCATTCCCGATTTTGTTCTTCAGGCTCTCGTCGACCAAGCCAACAGCATCCAGGAGTGTCTCGATGCGCATTATCCGGCATCGACCGCGCTGCTGATTCAGCTCTATCTGCTGGCGCTTATGGGGCTGGCGCAAGGCGACAAGTATATCAGCTCGCAGACTGGCCCTAATGGTGCATCTCGTTCATTCCGTTTTCAGTCGTTTCCGGATCGCTGGAAAGGGGCGCTGGCACTGTTGCGCGTCACCGATAAACACGGCTGCGCTAATGACCTCACCCCTCCAGACCCGACCAATACAGCTTTTGCTGGCATATGGATTGCCAGGGGGGGATGCATGTGTGGCGGGGGGCGGTAATGGCCTGGATATCGGTTAAGAAGCGGCTGCCGGAGCCTTTTGTCAAAGTCTGGGTGATGACCGACAGTGGTAAGCGCGTTACCGGATACGTCAAAAGCAACGGTGACTGGTATCTGCTGTGCCGGAAGGTTGCGGCGGAGAATCCGGAGGTGATCCGGTGGGAGGATAACGGTGTCTGAAACAGCCGCATGGAGCTATACCAATGTTGCCACTGTTTACCCGCGAGTCTACGACGACTGGAACAGCACCTGGACAACCGGCACCCCATACCTGATTGACTGCACCTGGACGGCAAACAATGAGGTTGCGGTAGATGCCAGCGGGAAAGAGTTCACCACGAACCTGATTTTCTTCACTGAACTGAAGCGCAATGGCATCGATGCGACCATGCCGAAGCGTGACTGGTATATCGCCAGAGGTGATACAACGGCACAGGCCGATCCGCTGAAAGCTGGTGCAAACATCATCAAAGCGGTGAAGGAATGGGATATGTCATTCTTCGAAGAAGAACCAGACTACAAAATTCTGACGTGAGGTGATCATGCCCGTTAAAGGTATCAAGCGTGTTCAGATGAACACCCGCAAGGTGCTGAGTGATATCGCTGGCATCCGAACGGAGAAGGTTCTCTATGAAGTCATGATTGTCGGATCGTCTCACGCTGCGCTACTTACTCCCATTGACACATCCACGCTTATCAAAAGCCAGTACAGAAAGCTTGAGCCAATGCCCGGCGGGATGCAGGGAAAGGTCGGTTACACGGCTGCATACGCTGCCGCCGTTCACGGTATGTCCGGTAAGCTAAAAGGTCAGCCGCGTGGACACTTCGGAAGAACTCGCGCTGGAAAAGAATTCGGCGGCGGCACCGGGAAGGGGAATTACTGGGATCCCGATGCCGAGCCGGGGTTCCTGACCAAAGGCTTTGAGCGTGACGGTCTCAACGAGATTAAGGCCATCATCAAGCAAGGGTACAAAGTATGACGCGTAGCGAAGTGTATGACGCGCTGAGAGCGTGGTTGAAGTCGCATGGCTTTGATGTTGGTTATCGCGTCCAGAAGCGATTCTGGAATGAGTTGGAGAATACCGAGGGGGAAAGATACCTTGTCATCCAGCAGAACGGTGGCGGCAAGCCAGAAGAAGCGATAACCCGCGATTATTTCCGCATCCTCCTCCTGTCAGGTCAGAACGACAGCGATATTAACCAGGTTGAAGACCGCGCCGACGCCATCCGCCAGGCGATGATCGACGACTACAAAACCGAATGCATCATTTCGATGCAGCCAATAGGCGGCATCACCGCCATCCAGACCGAAGAAGGGCGTTACCTCTTCGATATTTCCTTTCAAACCATCATTTCCAGATAACACGGAGATAATTAATTATGGCCGGATGCGAATCAGGTGCATTCACCGGGCGTGACGTCGTCGTTTATTACGCTATTGGCTGCCCGGAAGTACAACCAGCCGCCAGCGCATACAATCGCTTAGGTATGATGCGCGGCAAAACAGTAAATGCTGAGTGGGAAACCGCAGATGCAACTGGCGACATGAGCGCCGCATTCACGCAGGAAAACCTCGTTACTTACAAGAACATTTCGTTCTCAGGTGACGGCGTTACCCGCAAAGAGGATGTTTATGCGCAGAACGCGCTTAAGCGTCACGTCTACAACCCGCCAGCAGAGACCAGTAACCAGCCGTATGTATGGTTCAAGATCATCTCTCCGAACGATATCACCGAAGGGCCGTTCATGGTGACATCATGGGGCGATGAGGCGCCGCACGACGACGTTGCCACCTGGTCTGTCGAAGCGTCCAGTGCCGGTCAGGTTGACGTGCGCGACGTTGGTGCAACTATCACCATCACTACCCAGCCACAGAATCGCACGCTGACCGTTGGCGATACGCTGAACCTGTCGGTGGCTGCGACTGTGTCTGACAATTCAGCACTGACTTACCAGTGGAAGAAGGGTGGTAGTGACATCTCTGGCGCAACATCAGCAACATTCACCAAAGCAAACGTGACTGCCGGTGATGCCGGATCATACAGTTGTCAGGTGTCTTCCTCCACAGCGGGCAGCGTGACGTCCGGGTCTGCTACGGTTGTTGTCAACGCAGCGTGATATCAGGGGCTTCGGCCCCTTTTTTTTGAGAGGTTTCATGAAAGCAATAACCGATATCGGCCAGGCCGTTGTCCGCGCCAGTGGCAAAGAGGTATTCCTCAACCCTTCATTCCTGGCTATGTCCCGAATCGGAACGCCTGAGCAAATCGTTGATGCTTTCGTGAAAGTTCATGCGGGTCATTATCCAAAGCACAGAATTACTGACATCCAGACTCTCAAGGCGGCCAATGCCCGCTGCTTTGCTGAAATGGCCGCAGCTGCAGCTAACGTAGTCAGGCATTGCTCTGAAGGCGACATTGCTGAAATCATCGGCTCTTACTCAGTGACTACGGCGGGGCGCCTCCTGTTTAAGCCTGGCTCGTTGCCAGTTGAAGACGTTATCCAGCTGGCGCGCCACCTTATTCTGCATGGTGTAATGGGCGATCAGCCGCCGGAGGATTTCGAAGGAAAAAAAGGCGAATACAGTGACAAATTCGATGTACGGTCATTCGTCTACACCGCTGTTGCTCACCTCGGCATGAGCGAGTCTGATGCCTGGAACATGACAATGACCAGCTTCCGCGCCGCCATGAATGCCAAGTTCCCGCAGAAAGAGAAAGCCAGAGTGCCGACTCAGGAGAAATACGACGAGGTTATGGACTGGGCAGAACAGATGCTGGCGATGGATGCGCAGAGGCATGGGCCGCACTAAATGGCCCACTCAGGTGGGCTTTTTGCATTTTGTGCTACTGCCACATCATCATAACTATTCAAATTACCTGAGGGGTAATTTCTGCATTATTGGACCTACCTTTCCGCACCTCTTGGCGCTTTAATCACGTCAGTAGGTGCTCTTTAACAATTAGTTGAGATCCTCAGACTCCTTGAGGGGGCTATCCTTCGAAGCCAGATACAGGAGAATTCTTAAATCTTTGCTTTCTGATTCCAGCCTATGCGCCATAATAGCTGCTGCATCCAAAACAAGGCTCCGGGCTCTGTCTCTATCATTTTTGGATAGCTTTTCAGCCTCACCTTCTTCTGCGAGTCCCAGCAAATACTCAATTCCTTCCTGTGCTAGAGCTGGTTGTGACAGAGCACTGGAAATGATGTCGACTATCTCAGAATTCATCGATCTTCCATTGCGCTTGGCGCGATCTGCTATAGCGTCACGCATTCCGGCTGGAAGCCTCACATTGAAACGGTCCATCTCTTGGCTAGGGAATTTACTCATTATTAAAACTCGCTGATACAAATTTGTATCATGATAGCACCTACTTGACATCATCATAAATGGTGTTAAATTGGTTGTGGTACCAAGTTGGCATCATTGATTAGGAGTTTACTATGCAAACCACTACATACGCTGGTCGTAAAAATGAAAGCTTCCAGCTTCGTCTACCGGGACAGATGAAAGAGGAGATCCGCAGAATGGCGGAGATGGATGGAATTTCAATCAACTCTGCGATTGTGCAGCGACTGGCTAAAAGCTTGCGTGAGGATCGCGCTAATGGTCAGTAAAAAAGACGAAACCCGGCAGTGTGGGGACACGAACCGGGCTTCTTTGCCAACATACCACCGTAGGAATGATGACATGAACAGTGTACAGAACAATGAATTAACTTTCCAGCAGACAGAGTTTCACCCGGTATCACACGCTGGTGAAACATGGCTCACTTCATCTGAGTTAGCAGCGGCGCTCGGTTACAAAAAGTCAGATGCCGTTACCCAAATATTCAGTAGGTATCACGATGAATTTACGGAACATATGTCAACGACCCTCAAAATGAGTGTCGTTAGAAAGACTGGTGCTGTTGATATTCCGGTTCGCGTTTTTTCGCTTCGTGGCGCTCATCTTGTCGCGATGTTCGCTACCACCCCGAAGGCCAAAGAATTCCGCCGCTGGGTTCTGGACATTCTTGACAGAGAAATTCAGCGCTCGCCAATCGCTAAGCAGTTTACGGACGATGAATTATGCACCCTCGCATATCTTTGGCGTTCAGCTGCGGTGATGTATGAGGCTTGCCGCGAAGTACATCCTCTACTGTTAGTTGCCGAGCATCGACTGGTTCCTCGATTTAGCTCTATTGGCACAAATTACAACCGGGGGATCAATAAGGCTCGCGCCATTCTTAAGCGCGAAACAGATCACATCAAAGAACAACCATGGGGAGATAGTGACTGGAAAAACGTCTTCTCATACGGGAAAGGAATTTTGCAGTGATGCAAATAGAAAAGCCGACAGTTACGAGCTGCCGGCTTCCATTGAAACTTGTCAGAAGGATCCAACTAATGACGTCATTAAATTTAGCAGTTCAAGAGCGAATTGTCGATCCCCAGCCGCTGCCGGTAATTGAATGGAAGGGGTTACGTGTTGTTACTACTGAAACTCTGGCTTCAGGTTATGGCACTGATACTATCCGTATCCAACAAAACCACATTCGAAATGAATCTCGTTTTATTGAGGGGGTCCACTTCTTTACCCTTAAGGGAGCCGATTTAAAGGAGCTTAAGAACAGACTATCTTCAAGCGAGTTAGTTGGTAAACGCGCAAGAATACTCACTCTCTGGACAGAGAAGGGCGCTGCCCGCATGTCTAAGATTGTCGACACTGACGAGGCTTGGTCTTTCTTCGAATGTCTTGAGGACTCGTATTTTCGTCCCGCTGCCTCTGCTGGCATCCCACTTACCTATGAAGCAGCACTGGAAGATCTGCTGTCAAAGGTAAAGGAAAATCGCATCATCACAGAGCAGCGTGACCGGGCGGTAAAAGAAAAACTTTGGATCTCTGAAAAACGAGAAGTTACCGCGATGGCTACTGCTTCAGCAGCTGTGAGAGCCAAAAACAAACTGGCTGAACGCATCGGGGAGGGGAAAAACTACGCAGCCATCATCCCTGTAGAGAAGAAGCTCGGGCAGAAATTCAAATGGCAGCCACTGCGCAAGTGGTGCAGGGAGAATAGCGCAGAACCGCATGAGGTTGAGGATCCGCGTTTTGGCACCGTGAAGTCCTGGCCTCGCGCTGCATGGATGGCGGTGTACAACGTGGATTTGCGCAAGATCTTTTAATCGGCGAAAAAGTCCGCCAATCGGGCGATTTCTCGGCCAATCAACATCCCAACCCGCTTAACTGCGGGTTTTCCCGTTTCCATGGATAGATGAACAGTTTTTGAAGTCATGCCCGCGTGATAAATTTAAGGAAATACCATTTCGTGGTGAATCAGCGGTGGCGACGGAGGCGATATGTACACACGCGAGAGAATTGCAAGACTTGAAGCCACAGACGAACTGCGAGAGCGAAACATCCGAGGTATTGAATCCGAGCTGAAAAGCATCAACCAAAACCTTTCCTCAATGGAAAAGCGGTTCATTGATAAGATTGACGACAACCAAAAATGGCTGGTTGGCCTTTTGGTATCTGCAATACTCGTTCCATTATTCATTGCTTTAGTCACCAAGTGACATGTAACTAGTTTTGCCCGCGCTCCGATCCCTGCTAGGATTCCCTCATCTTTTACCAAAGGGGATAGGGATATGAAGAGGTATTTATTCATCGTTGCACTTTTAGCTTCACCTGCTGTTCTCGCAGCAACTGATGCGGATATTGTTAATGCAGTACAAAAAAAAGTACAGAACGGGTTCTTCCCAAAAGATGTCAAAGTAGAGTCAGTGACAGAGGTTAGATTTTTCCCTGATGACAGGGATACAGCGTATGCCCGGTTTGGTAACGTCTGTGGCAAAGCTGTTGTAAGCAAATCTAACCAAAAAGCCTCTCTGGTATTCATTGCACCCGTGGTAGAAAAATCCAGTCAGATCTCCATAGATGGCCCAACGATTTACGACCTCTCTAAGCAAGGCGCCATCGCTGAAGAAGATCTTCAAACCAAATGTAAATAGTACAAACAATATAAATAAAAACCCGCTTTGGCGGGTTTTTTTATGCCTGGAGAACGATGATGGCGCAGAACGTCGGTGATATTGAGTACACAATTAAAGCTGATACGGCAGAGTTGTTGACGGCTGGAAAGGATGTAAATCGCATAACATCCAAAATGGAAGGGGATTTATCTCGCGCTGACAGGGCGACAGACAGACTTAGTACAGGGCTTAATAAAGTAGGAGTTGCGATTGCTGCAGCTTTCACAATAGACATGGCTAAAAGGCTAATATCTATTGGTGATGAGATGAACACTCTCCAGGCCAGGGTTACGAGACTTAGCCCTAGTGTCGAGTCAGCAAAGTCATCAATGGAGGCTCTTTCTGTCATCGCCTCTGAAACCGGTAGCGGGCTCGGAGAAACACAAAGACTCTGGGAGTCCTTAACTACGTCACTAAAAGAAACAGGTGCAACTAATAATCAGATATTACAGCTGACATCTACCCTACAAAAAATTGGCACAATCGGTGGGTCGTCATCTGAGGAAATGGCAAACGCTTTAAGGCAGTTCGGCCAATCTTTGTCCAGAGGAACCATCCAGGCAGAAGAATTTAACTCAATAATTGAACAAATGCCTGAGCTTGCCAGGCAGATAGCGGCAGGGCTCGGTATCTCTCTTGGGCAGTTAAGACAGCGAATGCTCGAGGGCAAATTAACAGCCCAGGACGCTCTTAATGCAATTCAAAAGCAATCGAAAAATGTTAATGAAGAATTTAGTAAAATGCCTGTCAGTATCGACAGAGCAAAGAACAGCTTGGATGTGGCTTTTAAGAATGCAATAAGCGACCTCAATAATGCCATAGGACTTACATCTACATTGGCAGGGCTTATGCAAAGCGTTGCCGATAACCTGAATTTCTACAACAATAATGCTGGCAACGCTGCAAGAATGCCGAAGCTTATTAAGCTACAGCAAGAATTAAACTCTGAGCTTAAAGATGGTCAGCGCTGGTATGAGACTGACTCAGTATTCCAGGCTCGTCGTGCTCAGGCCGCCGTTCAGTTAAAGCAGGTCGAAGGTGAAATAGCTCATATCAGAGCTAAGGCAGCAAGCGATGCTAAAAAAGGTGGAGAATTCAACGCTCCCGATACGACAGGCGATGACAAAGCCACTCAGAAACTACTGCAAAATGCACAGAGAAGACTGACGCTATCAAAACTTGATGGAGAGGCGCGAGCCAGGCAAATGGCTTTGTATGACGCAGAGGATGCCGGCTGGAAGAATAACGATCCGCGCATTAAACAATTGCAAGACCAATATGCTTTAACTGAGCGTAACACTGCCGCGTTGAAGAAAAATAATCAGGAATCTAAAACATCAGCCACGCAATCTGAAGCCATTGCTAACAAACTGGAGAATTTAAAGCAAGAGGCAGAACTAGTTGCAGACTCGACGCAAACCCTGACAAGGGAGCAGCAACTTCTTCGAGCAGAGCAATCTCTTGGCTCTAAAGCTACTGATGAGCAGAGAAGCAAGGCAAGGCAATATAAACAAGCCGCTTTAGATGCGGCGGATGCGACCAAGGGTTTTGCTGTCGCCATTCAAGAGCTGCCAGAAGATGCAGAGAATCGCTCCTATGACGATTCAGTTACAGCAATCAAAGCGGCGTTCAAAGCTCAACTCATAAGTAAAAAGCAATATGATCAAGCCTCAGAACGTCTGGAAGCAGATCATCAGATTAGATTGGCAAAAATCCGTGCCCAGCAGGTAGTCACGCCTCAGCAGTCCGCTCTCGGTGAAATCGACCCGGTTCAGCAATTGGCTAACCAGCACGCGCAGGAACTGGCTCTCATCCAGCAGTTTGAGACGCAGAAAGGTCAGATCACTCAGCGCGGCCTCGAGCTGATGAACGCGGCCAATACCGAATACGAGCAGGCTCGTATTGCGGCGCAATGGGAGATTTACCGCAACCAGAGCACGACCAATCAGCTGATGGCTGACGCTATCGATTCTCTCCAGGGGGGGGCGACCAATGCCATTACCGGGCTGCTCAACGGCACTCAGAGCCTGCAAGAATCCTTCGCCAACATCGGCACGACAATCCTCAACAGCGTTGTCGGTAGCCTGGTGCAAATGGGGATTGAGTGGGTCAAGAGCCAGTTAATGGGGCAGGCCGCTGCTGCCGCATCACTGGCATCTACAATGGCTCAGGCTACCGCCGCTGCATCTGCATGGGCGCCTGCTGCTATGAGTGCTTCTATAGCAACAATGGGGAGTGCTGCTGCTGTTGGTCAGACGGCCTATGCTGGCTCTCTCCTGGCAGCCAAAGGAATGGCCGTTGCTGGTGCGCGTTATAACGGTGGTTCGGTCGATGCCGGATCTCTGTATCGGGTAGGTGAGAAGGGTAAGCCAGAGATATTCCAGGCCAGCAATGGTAGTCAGTACATGATACCGGGTGATAACGGTCGGGTTATCAGCAATAAAGATATGCAGGGGGGCGGGAGCGGGACAAGCGTTGTCCAGAATGTCAGTTTCACCATCAACACCACTGGCGGCATAGACGATGCGACCAAGGCGTGGATTTTTAAATCGATGAAGCAGGTAGCCCTGTCCCAGATCAATGACCAAGCCAACCGACCAAATGGTATGATACAGCCCCGAAACAAGCGTTGATTTCTTTTATAATTTAAAGGAGCCAGTAAATGGCGATTGAAACAGAAGTTGGCAGCATCACTGCTTTCGATAACGTTAACGGCCAAGGTATTCTTGCGACTGTAGAATTCAAAGATTATGACATGCCGCATGAAGGTATTCGTGTCTTTGTGAAGCTCCCGCTTAATAAAGATGCCTCCATTGCAGATATTGAATCTCAGGCCACTGAGGACGCCAAGCTTCAACTGAAAAAGTTAGTTTCTGGCTTCTAAACAGCCCGTGAAATTTGCACAACCCGCTCCGGCGGGTTTTTTATTGGGAGTAATCCATGCCAGAAACATTCACATGGACACCGCAGAAAGCCTACTCCGTTGAGCGCACGCCGAATGTTGCCGTCGTTAAGCTCGGCGACGGTTACGAACAGCGACAAGTGAAGGGTATCAATCCACTGATGGATAAATACTCGCTCACCTTTCGCGGCGTCAGCGGAGCGTGCCGCAGTAACCCTGCGAAGGATGCAGAGGCATTCCTCAAGGCGAGAGGTGCGGTTGAATCTTTCTACTGGACGCCATCCGATACGGGAGTGCGGAAGCTGTTTGTCTGCCGCTCCTGGAATATGACAAAGACCGGGCCGCTGTTTGAACTGACGGCCACTTTTGAACAAGTACCACGATAAGCCGAAAGGCGGGAGACAGTTATGACTTTAGAACAACGTGTTGAAGAGTTAGAGGCTATGGTTGATTCAATGAAAGCACAGATGGAAGAAGTTATTAGCGCTCACACCTGTGCTTATAATCAAATCACTGCGAAATTAGATCAAGTTTCCGTAATTCAAGCTGAACGCAAGGCTTGAATAGCAAGTTTTTCAATCTCACCGATGGTTTTATTCTTTATCTCATCTGGCGCTATATCTAGGTTTACCGAATGAAATTGGTCATTAGGGCCAATCAAATTAGCTTTTAATTTAAATTTATTTCCAGCGACCGCAAAAGAAATAAAGTCAATAGCGTTTAATTTCAATTCTGACATTATTTTTCCTTTATCAGAGGTAATCAGCCATCACCCTTCGATGGTTACGTCAGTGTCCCACCACTGACGGGCTGAGCTTACACGTTAACCAGGGTTATCAGTAAGCAACATCCTGATATTCAAACAGTAGCCACCACTTGGTGGCTTTTTTTATGGGAGTTTGCCGTGCGCGACATACCAGCCAGTATGATTATTGATAGCGTCGACGCCGGAGTAGGCGCGTTTATCGACCTGTTCGAAGCCGACCTGCAACCCTTTGGCGGAGACCTTATCCGGTTCCATTCCGGCACCAATGGATATTACGGAAATGTGATCTGGAAGGGGAATCAGTATCAGGCATATCCGATAGCGGTGGAGGGATTCGAGTCAAAGAACGAAGGCACGTACGCCCGTCCGTCAATGGCAGTAGCGAACGTTACCGGATTATTGACAGGCATTAACCATGACTTTGATGACATGCTGGGAGTTGTTATCACCCGGCGACAGGTTCCTGTGAAATACCTGGATGCGGTGAACTTCCCCAATGGCAACCCTGACGCAGATCCGACGCAGGAAGCGGTTTCCCGCTACGTTGTTGAGGAGATGACGGAAGAGACGTTCGAGCAGGTGACCTACACGCTGGCGACACCGATTGACTGCGACAATGCTATCATCCCGGCGCGAACCATCCTTGCCGACGTCTGCCAGTGGCTGTATCGCGGCGTCGGGTGCGGATATGACGGGCCGCCGGTTGCAGATGAGCGCGACAATCCAACCACTGACCCGGCGAAAGATAAGTGCTCTCACCGCCGTAGCGGCTGCCGCTTCCGTTATCCACGACCGGAACCAATGCCAATCAGCAGCTTCCCCGGCTCTCAGAAGGTTTCATGATGCAGGAATTACTCGATTATGCGGCATCGTCGCAGGATGAGGTGTGCGGCTTAATCCTGGATGGCGGGCAGTTGTTCCGCTGTCGGAATGTTCACCCGGAGCCTGGAAAGCACTTCCGAATCAGTGATGATGAGTGGCTGGCGGCCGAGGAGGCTGGAGAGGTGACTGCGGTATTCCACTCTCACCCAATGAACAGCCCGGTTCTGTCCGGATCCGACCGTAAATGCCAGGTTGCATCGTGCCTTCCATGGGTGCTGGCCTGTAACGGGAAAATCAGAACGTTCAGGCCGTTGGATTACCTTTTGGGGAGGCGGTTCGAGCACGGAGTGACTGATTGTTACACGCTATTCCGTGATGCGTATCACCTGTGCGGCATTGAACTCCCTGACTTCGAAAGGACGAATGGCTGGTGGCTGAGAGGGGAGAATCTCTATCTGAACAACATGTCGCGCAATGGCTTCAATCAGGTATCGCCGGGAGAAGCGCTGCCAGGTGACGTAATAATCAGGCAGCCATTCCCCGGTGCCGACCCTTGCCACGCAATGATTCTGCTCGATGACAATATGGTTCTTCACCACGATTGCTCAGGGCATTTAAGCCGGAGAGAGCAAATGCGCCCGGCATACGTTAAGCAGATGCATTCCATATGGAGACATGAACAGTGCTCATCTTTAAATTTGCAGGGCATTTACGCCGACATTTCCGCAAAGTCGAGCTGAACGTTGATACCCCTGCCCAGGGCATTCGTCTTTTGCTTGCTCAGAATCATGAGTTCAAAAAAGCATTCCTGAACGCCAGAGTAAGAATGCGAGTGGCGGGTGAGGATGTTGAAACGTCTTCGGTGCAGTGGCACATGGATCGGCGCCTGAAGGATGGCTCTGTAGTGCTGTTTGTCCCGGTGATTGAGGGGGCGGGACTTGAGACCAGTACGATAGTTCTCATTGCCTCACTGGTGCTGTCTGCCGCCTCGGTTGCTTACTCCATCTACATGTCACGGAACATGAAAAGCAAAACTTCAGCGGAAGCGGCCGAAACAAACACCCTCACGAATAACTCGTTTACCAGTGCAGAAAACAGGGTCGGACAGGGGCATCCCGTACCGATACTCCTCGGTGAGATGGAGGTCGGCAGCAACGTAATAAGTCTCGGCATCGACACATCTAATAATTCCGACTGGGAAGAATCAATCAGCTAAGGTGGCGCTATGTCTTCAGGTGGCGGTAAAGCATCAACCCCAAAACTACTCGACGATAACCTCAAATCAAAACAATTCTATCGGGTACTGGATCTGATATCTGAGGGGCCAATTGCGGGCCCGGTGGATCAGGAGCACCTGTCTTCATTCAAGCTGAATAAGACGCCTATCACTGACTCGAACGGTAATGTCAACGTGAATGGCATTAGTGTTGCCTGGCGACCTGGATCGGAGACTCAGGAGCCAATCAACGGCTTCTCTGCAATCGAAGCGACGACCATTGTTAACACTGAGGTCACTTACGACACCCCGCTGGTTAGAACCGTGACAGATCAGGACGTGACCCGCGTTCGTTTTAACATCGGCGTCACCGGGCTCATGGAGCAGGACTCCAAGGGTAACCAGAAAAACACCTCTGTAACGATGGTTATCGAGACCAGAACTGGCTCGTCGGGCTGGGTCATGGAGAAGACGGTGACGATTACAGGGAAAATCTCTGGCGAGTACCTTGAGGCGCACGTCATTGATGCCCCCGACACCAAACCGTTTGATATCCGCGTTCGCCGCATTACGCCTGACAGCAGCATCGATTTGCTGTCAAACGGGACTGTTTGGAACAGCTATAGCGAGATCACCGACGACAACCTTAGCTATCCGTTCTCTGCTGTTGCCGGCTCAGTCATCGACCGTGACCAGTACACCGACACGCCGAGCCGCACATATCATCTTCGCGGGCTGATCGTTGACGTACCGGATAACTACGATTCAATTGCCAGAACTTACTCCGGGCTGTGGACGGGGGGCTTCAAAAAGGCATGGACTAACAACCCGGCGTGGCTGTTCCGTGAGCTGGCGAAAAACACCCGATTTGGCCTGGCGAAACGCGCCGGATACATCGATGTTGACGATGGCGCACTCTACATTCTGTCGCAATATTGCGATCAGCTTGTAGATGATGGGTATGGCGGCAAAGAGCCACGCATGACGCTCAACGCCTACATCACAGAGCAGGCGAGTGCGCGAGACATTCTCGACAAGATAGCGAGCATGTTCCGTGGCATTGCGCTGTGGGACGGCCTGCGCCTGTCAGTAATGCTGGACGCGCCACAGGATCCGATTGCGACAATCACGAACGCCAACGTTGTGAATGGCGAGTTCAAACGAAGCTCTGTAAAGCGTTCAGAGAAATACAATGCCGTTGTAGTGTCCTGGACCGATCCTGACAACGGCTGGGAGCAGGTGAAAGAGTACGTTTCCGACGATGAGATGATAGCCAAAGGAAACTACAACGAAACCACTCTGGAGGCGTTTGGCTGCACCTCTCGCGGACAGGCATGGCGGGCAGGTAAATGGCTGCTGGAAACAGCAAAGCGTGAAAGCAGCAGGTTGTCTTTCCAGATGGCTCGGGATGCTATCCACTTCACTCCGGGTGATATCGTTGAGGTCATGGATAATGACTACGCCGGAACTCGTCTTGGGGGGAGAATTGTTTCTCATTCCGGGAAGGTGATAACGGTTGACGCTGTGGACTCCTCGGTAGTAACAGACGGCTCCACTATGTCGATTATGGGGAGGGACGGAAAGTTCTCTCGCTATGAGATTGATGGCGTTAACGGAAATAACGTCACACTCAAAACCGAACCGAACTGGGTGAGGGCGGGAACTGTATTTGCCATTTCAACCGCAAGCGTTGCGATTCGCCTTTTCCGGATACTGAGCGTTGCCGAAACGGAAAACAACTCCGTCTACAGCATAACGGCCTCATTGCACGACCCCAACAAACAGGCAATCGTTGACGAGGGTGCAGTGTTTGAAGTTCCCAGCGATACGTTGAACGGCTACCGCGTGCCTAACGTGGAAAACCTGCGAATCCTGAACACAAACACTGAGACCGTCCAGGTTACAGCAACGTGGGAGACGGCAACCACCACTAAAAAGCTGGTGTTTGAGCTGTACATCTACAGTGCTGATGGGAAGCTGGTATCTCAGTACGAAACTGACCAGTTCCGGTATGAGTTTTACGGTCTGGCTGCCGGTAGCTACACGCTCGGCGTTCGTGGGCGCAATGAAAACGGGATGAAAGGCGCCGAAACTCAGGTGAGTCTTATTATAGGCGCGCCAAAGGCTCCTAACTCCGTTCAGTGGATACCCGGACCATTACAGGCCACTCTGGTGCCAGTTATGTCTGTAACGGCAACATCAGATACCTCTTTTGAGTTCTGGTACGCAGGCGAGACTCCGATCCCATTAACCGATGACATTGAGAACAAAACTCAATTCCTCGGAAGGGGGAACCAGTGGACCATTCAAAAGCTCAAGTTTGACCACGTCTATTACGTTTATGTCCGGACACGCAACGCGTTCGGGGTTTCTGATTTTGTTGAGGCTTCAGGAAAGCCAACGGATGACTTTAGCGATATCACCGATGCAATCCTGGAGGAAATTAAGGAGGGCGATACCTTTAAAGACCTCATCGAGAGCGCCGTCGAGAGTAGTGAAAAGTTCGCAGAACTGGCTGATGCAATCAAAGAGAATGCAAACGGTCTTGCATCGGCGGTTGGATCGAATAAGCAGACAGCAGAAGCAATCATCGGCAACGCGCTTGCTATTGCTGATGTTGTCGTGCGGCAGACAGCCCAGCAGGGCGCTAACTCTGCGACCTTCGAACAACTCCGGGAGGTGATCGCTACTGAGACGGAAGCCCGCGTCACGGATGTTACTCGTCTTGAGGCACAAACTGCACAGAATGAAGCGGGTATTACTGAAGTTCGCCAGGCGTTAGCAACGGAAACTGAAGCTCGCGCTTCTGCGGTAAGTCAATTGACGGCTGCCACTCAGGCCGCATCTGACAAAGCTGATTCAGCAGCTGCGGTTGGTGCTCAGAATACAGCATCAATCACTGACCTTAGCCAGGTTGTCACGGACCTCGATTCCTCAATGGCATCACGCCTGGAAGAGCTGGGAGCACAAACTGATAAGGCCAGCGGCGGCATTCAGAGTAACTCCATCGCGCTAATAACGAGTACGCTCGCGCAGGTTAACCAGCGCAACCTCCTGAGCGTCCAATATGGAGATAACAAAGCCAGTATCGATCGAGTAGACAATGTGATGGCCGACGCCAGTAAAGCTGTCGCTGAGTCATTGCGCGTTTTGGATTCCAGCACCGGCGGGAACACGGCAAATGTCACTGACCTGTCGAAGACACTTGCTGATTTTACCCAGGCGTCTGCTACGCAAATCAATTCGCTAAAGGTCACGGTTAACGGTCAGTCTGCAGCGATTGTCCAGAACAGCCAGGTATCAGCGGACATCAATAACAACCTGAATGCGATGTACAGCATCAAGGTCGCTGTTGATTCTAATGGTAATAAGTATGCAGCAGGGATGGGGATTGGTGTTCAGAATACGCCATCTGGAATGCAATCACAGGTGCTGTTTGTGGCTGACCGATTCGCTGTAATGGCGCAGGCTGGCGGTACAGTTACGCTGCCATTTGTGATCCAGAACGGGCAGACCTTCATCAATGATGCGTTTTTCCGCAACGCCAGTATTGAGTTCGGGAAAATCACTGATTCACTGAAGTCGGATAATTTCGTTAGCGGCTCGGCTGGCACTGGCTGGAACCTGCCGAAAAGTGGCAACGCTGAGCTGAATAACGTCACGATCCGGGGAACGGTATACGCCACTAACGGCAGCTTTAAAGGTACGGTAGAGGCGACAACTTTTGTTGGTGATATTGCAAACGTGGGGATTGGCAGTGACGTCAATATTTCTGGCGGCGGGGTTGCGACAAAAACAATCACGTTTACGGATTCCTCATCAGCGGCACTGAGTAAATCAGCACTTCTTGAGGCGCTGATTTATGTTTCTTCAGTGACTGGCACCACAACGGTCTCCATCACTCTCAGCATCAACGGGAATACACGCGATTTAGGCACAATCAATGTGCCAGCCGGGAACAGTGGGCTCTGGATGACCGTAAGACATGCAGTGAAGGGGATTACCTCAGCCACTGTAACCGGCGTCATAACGGTTACCGGCACCGGGACGGCCAGCAAAATCATTTCATCCCCGACATTAACAATTACCCGCGGTACTGGCTCTTTTGCCTGACCTTCTGATATTCAACCTGATTTATAACCCGCTTCGGCGGGGTTTTTTATTGCCTGGAGAAAACATGATTTATACCACTGGCACTATTGCCATCAGCGGAAACGCCATTACAGGTACGGGAACAAACTTCACTGCAGCTGGCTCGCTGATTCGTAACGGCTGTACCGTTATTGCAATGACCAGCCCTGTGCAGGTTTTCCAGATCACCGCGATTGGAAGCGCAACTTCTCTTACCGTGACACCTGCGGCAAGCCCAGCAATTCCTGCTGGAACGAAGTATTCGATTTTGCTGAGCGACAGCCTGAGTGTGGATGGCCTGGCGCAGGACATTGCTGAAACCTTAACTATGTATCAGCGTTACATGAGCGGTTTCGCTGATGTGATGAATGGAGCTACTGATGTCACTATCACCATTAACGGTACAGCAGTAACGGTACCGGGGCAGAAGTCACTGGCGAAAAAAGGGGCGAACAACGATATCACCAGCCTAAGCGGCCTGACTACCGCCCTCAGTATCAGTCAGGGTGGAACAGGTGCAAAGAATGCTGCTGACGCTCGCACAAACCTCGGTTTGGTTAAACAGACTTCTATTGATGACGGCACACCGGGTCGATTACTTACTACCGAGTATTCCTTCGGGCTAGGACCAGTGTCCGGATCAACATATCCAATGGGTCAGGGAACACAGTTTTTGATTTATGGATCAACACCCGTCAACGGAGAGACTCCGGATTCTGCACTCGGTTGTGGCGTGCAGGTGGCATACGCTTCTACAAGAAGGGCTCAATATTTTATAAAAGCTAATGGATATTTTTATAGTCGGTTTTCACAAACATCAGGAATTCTTGATGCATCTACTACGTGGAATATGCACTATACAACTCAGAATACGACTAAATCCAGCGATGGAACTCTAAAGGCTGCGTCTCCGGTTGCCCGTATTGTAGCGAGCCGAGAAGCCTGCCAGCGCGCCGATATAACTGAGGATGGTTTCTCCTGGTGCGGCTGTGGTACGGCGAACGCCGAGGCGGAGGGAATAACCATTTCCCGCCTTGATGTTGGGGTTTACATGCTCACCGGTTCGGCTGGTCTTGCCTCATCAGGCTGGCAATTACTGCCGCCAATGGACCCTAGCGGCATGGGAGAGTTGGGAGTGGTTGAGGCAGAACAAACCGATAGCGGCGAGCTGACAATCCGTCTTTTCAAGCGAAAATATATCCTGAGCGATGAAGGTGAGGTCATCAAAACCAAAGGTGAACCGATTGACGTCCCGGAGAACAGCTGGATCGATGTTCGCCTGGATATGCCAGCGGATAGCATCTGGAACACCAACGTTTCCGGTTCTTCTCTCGAACTCCAGTGACAACCTGCCGAAATTCAGCCTTAAAAATTAATAGGCGAACCCAAATTGATCTGCATTCCATTTAAAACTACTGTATATAAATACAGTAATAAAGGGAGTGCAGATTATGCCCCGAATTTCAGATATTCAGGCCGCCTTTATTGCGGCCATAGAGCTTAACCAAAAGGGCTACCGCTACCTGAGAACAGACAGCTTTATAGAAAAGTTGCGTGGTTTTAACTGGCACTTCACCCGAGCCGACGCCAATGCATGGATAGAGCGTTACCAGCAAGACTTTGTGGATAAGACACCAGACCACAGCGATAACCGATACTGGATCCTGCGTAACATGGGGAGGGTGCAATAATGGGCTTTCCATCCCCGGCGTCAGATTACGTTGAGCAACAACTATCACCTGTTGTGCTGTGTAACATAGGAGCGGATAGCAGAGTGCTTGAGACAGATATTGGTTTTGCAGTTATCGAGCCGTGCGTGAAAACCTGCGAAGGGGATGTACTTCTGATTCTGAGCGATGGGCGCACGCAATTTGCCAGGCTGATGGGTAAAGCGTTAATCACGGACGATGGCGAGGCGATAGAAGGCCCGGCACTGGAAGAGGTTGAGGTAATGGGGCGGGTGACGTTCTTCATTAACCGTGCGAGGGATGATGACGACTGCCCGGTGATGTGA